TAAAGATGAGTATCCTTGTGATGGTGTTGTATGGAAATTTAATGATACTAAATATGGAGATTCTCTTGGATCAACAGCGCATCATTTTAGAAATGGAATTGCGTGGAAACCAGAAATAGAAGTTGTTGAATCAACATTAAAAAATATAGATTGGACTATGGGTAGGACTGGGGTTTTAACTCCTGTTGCGATATTTGAACCTGTTGAATTAGATGGGTCTATAATTGAACGTGCTTCATTACATAATTTAAGCATAATGCGTAGTATTTTACATGGTAATGGTTGGGTTGGTCAAAAAATTAAAATTTTTAAAGCAAATATGATAATTCCGCAAATTTTATCTGCGGAAAATGATGATGAACATACAAAACCATATATAGAGCAACGTGTATATTGTCCTATATGCGGGAAACCTTTATGTGAGCATGGAACTGATTCTATTTTCTTGATTTGTACTAATCCTAATTGTGAAGGTAAATTAGTTAATCGTTTAGATCATTTTTGTGGGAAAAAAGGTCTTGATATAAAAGGACTTTCGAAAGCAACTCTTGAAAAATTAATTGATTGGGAATGGGTATCTAATTTTACAGATATTTATAAATTATCTCAATATAAAACACGTTGGATAAATATGCCTGGATTCGGAAATAAGTCAGTTAATGCAATTTTAATGGCGATAGAAAATTCAAAAACACAAACACTTGAATCTTTTATTTCTGCCATTGGGATTCCACTTATTGGGAAAAGTGTTGCTAAAGAAATATGCAGTCATGTTTCTACTTATAAAGAATTTAGAGAACTTGTAGATAAAAAATATAATTTTTCTACTTGGAACACATTTGGGCCTGAAAAATGTTTGGCTTTACAAAAATATGATTTTACAGAAGCTGATGATGTAGTTAAATATATTAATTTTATTAAACCAGACATAGAAGAAATAAAATCAAAATCTTTAAATGAAACCACTATTGTTATTACAGGAAAACTTAATCATTATAAAAATAGGGCAACACTTCAAAAAGAAATTGAAGATCGAGGAGGAAGAGTAGCAGGTTCAGTTACTTCTAAAACAAATTATTTAATTAATAATGATCTTACAAGCACCTCATCTAAAAACATTGCTGCAAAAAGACTTGGTGTTGAAATAATTAATGAAGAAAATTTTATTAAAAAATTCTTGCATTAAGAAAAAAAATTATGTATAATATAATTGTAAAAATTAAGGAACGAATATGGCGAATAATTCAAGACTAAAAAAAATTGCTCAAAAAATTGCAAAGATAGAAAAAGATAAAAAAATGAGCTTTGATGAAAAAGAACATAAAATCATGAATCTAGTTCAAATTCATAATTTAAAAGTAGAAGATTTAATGAAAATAGATGATATGATTATAAATATCTTGGATAAATAAATTGACTTATTAAAAAATTTGTGATATAATTTTTACATAAATAAATAAAAATAAGGAGAAAAATATTATGATGAAGGAAAATTCAAAGAAAGTTTTTATGTATCTTAAGGAACACAATGGAGAAGATCTTACTGCTGCTGATGTAGCTGCTGCTGTTGATCTCCCGAAGAAGTCTGTTGATGGAATTTTTACATCCGCTATTCAGCGCAAGGGTCTTGGTGTTAGAACACCCGCTGAGGTTGAGCTTGAAGACGGATCACATAAGGCAATCAAGCTTCTTAGTCTTACTGCTGAAGGTATGGCATATGATCCTGACGCAGAAGATGCTGAATAATTTACAATAGAATAAAGTTTAATATAAAGGGGTAGGTAAAACCAATCTACCCCTACTTTATTAAGGAGAATTATGATGATTTGATTTTTTATAATTATTATTTGCATTTTAATTGGAATAATAATATTTTTATATCCAAAATATAAAATAGATCAAGAGGTTTTACAAAAAAATATAGAATTAAAAAAAGAAAATAAAAATCTTGAAAATTCATTATCTTCAATGGAATTAGAAGCCAAAATGTTAGAAGATAAAAAATCTTCTTTAAATACAGATATAAAAAATATCAGTAATCAAATTGATAATGCAACAGAAGAATTATATCAGAAATCATATAATTTAATGCAAGAAAAATTATCTCAATCTGCTGACATTTCGAGAAAACAATATCAAAAAGTGGAAGAAGATTATAAGAATGAATATTTGTCTATTCTTGAAGAGAATACTAAGTATTATATAGATCAAATTTCTGAGAAAAAAGAAGAACTTGAGTCAACTAAAGAAGTTCTTGAAATATTAAGAGAAAAAGTTCGTAACGCTATTGAAGTAAATAAAAGAAATGCTTTAGCGGAATCAGAAAAAGACTATTATAAAATTAAAATATCTGAGCAAGATATTGAAGATATTCAACTACTAAAAGAAGTGGCTAAAAAGTTAAATAAAGATCCAGAGCCTATTAATAAAATAATTTGGGAGCTTTATTATAAAAAACCTACTATGAATTTATTAGGTAGAATAACACCGACAAATAAAATTTATTGTGGTATTTATAAAATAACAAATTTAAAAACAGGTCAATGCTATATTGGGCAGAGTACTAATTTACGAAATAGACTTCGTGACCATATAAAAGCGGGACTTGGCATTTCTTCTTCAAATAATAAATTCTATTCTGAACTAAAAGCAATTGGACCAGAATCATTTATGTATGAAATTATAGAAGAATGTGATCGATCTCAATTAAACGAACGAGAAAGATATTGAATTGATTTTTATGAAAGTATTGATTGGGGCTATAATACATTAACAGGAGTGTATAAAAAAAATGATTAAAATAATTGGAGAACCGGGTTCTGGAAAAACTAAAAAATTAATTGCCATGTGTCAAAATGAAAATGCAACATTGGTATGTAATAATCCAGAAGCAATGCTTGTAAAAGCTCATTCTTATGGATATCATATAAATATAATTTCTTATTTAGATTTTTTACAAACATCTGATTATAATCTAAATAACGCTTATTTAGACGATATTGATGAATTCTTGAAAGTAATCGGCTGTAATGTAAAAGGTTTTGGAGGCAATTTATAATGAAATTTAAAAATACGCATGTTTCTAATTTTGAAGGTGCTTTATATGGAATGAGAAATCCTTTAGCAAGCTGGAAAAAATCAGACAGCTGTTTTGGAATAAGTCATTTTGAAGAAATGCCAGAGTATGAAGTCGCTGCGCTATGGACTGAACGAATGAATCCAGGTATGGCACAAGATTCCGGATCCTTTTTAGACTGCCAAGATAAATATGCTGAGTGGCTTAGAAATACTGGTTTATTAAAATATGATTGTGAAAAAGAGTTAGTTGAATTCGCATTTATTGGCCCAAATGATATGGATTTAGCTATACGACTTTGTAAAGCCGGCCCAGAGCATCGTAAGTTTTTACGTCAAATTCAAGTAAGCGTTGATATTACAGCACCATTATATTGGTGGAAAGAATTTGATACTTACAAAGTCGGTACAGCGGCCAATAGTACATCAACAATGCACAAATTAGCATCAACTCCAATTACCATTGATTGTTTTGAAACTGATGATTATGAACCAAATATAATTTTTGAAGAAGGAATTGATGAGAGCGGAGATACTACATTTGATTACCATATATCTGTTAAGGATGTCGTTGGAGAAAATGAAGATAATGTTTATTGGCCAGAAGCTACAATTATCGGATTCCTGGAATCTCTTCGCTTAAAATATAGAGAAACTAAAGATAAGCGATATTGGAAAGAGCTGGTGCGCTGGCTGCCTAATGGATGGCTTCAAACTAGAACAGTTACGATGAACTACGAGAACCTGCGCAGCATTTGTGCTCAGCGCGCAAACCATAAACTTACTGAATGGCATTCTTTTGTGAAATGGGCACATTTGCTTCCTTATGCTGATCAGTTAATCTTTGACCAAGAAGTTGCCTTAAAATAAAAATTATGTTATAATATAATTACAATGATTGAAAGGTAATAAAAATATGAAAGATGAATTTTTAAGTTTTATTGATAATTTAATTTCACACAATGAAGATTATGCAAAAAGTATTATGACAGAAGACGTAAAGATGTACCTTGAAATCTTACGATCTGGGAAAGATAGTTCTGCACCAGAAATTACAGATAATGGAAAAGTTGTCTTAAAGTATATGCAAGATAATGATATTAAAATGGCAAAATCTAAAGATATTGCAGAAGGATTGGGTATTTCTTCAAGGGCGGTATCTGGCACGCTAAGGAAATTGGTAAATGATGGATTTGCTGAAAAAATTGGTAAAGATCCTGTTATATATACATTAAGCGAAAAAGGTAAAAATTATAAAATTGATTAAGGAGAAAAGAAGATGAAAGCAAGATTATTAAACTCAACAAGAATTGAAGGTATTTTGTATCAGCACAATCTTGAATTGAAGGTATCTGGTCCGAACTCTAAAAAGCCAGGAACAGAATTCATTTCTGGAACAATTGATATCGCAACAAATGATAAGAAAACAAATATCGTTCCAGTTCATTTCACATATGTAACTGCGGTTACTGCAAGCGGCAAGGAAAACGCAACATTTACAACATTAAAAAATATTATTGATGGAAAAATTGGTTGCTATACAAATCCAGAAGTAGGAGATAATGCTGCAAAACTTAGAGTTGATTCTGCTATTGGTTTGAATGAATTTTATTCTGACAGAAGTGGAGCAGAAGAACTCGTTTCTGTTAAGAGAAACGAAGGCGGTTTTGTTCATGTAGCTCAGTCTATTAGCGAAAATGAGAATCAGAGAAGCACATTTGAAGCAGATATCGTTATTGTTGGAGTAAGAGAAAGAGATGCCATTGAAGATGATGGCGGAAATGTGACTTCACCTGCAAAGGCAATTATTGATGGTAGAATCTTTAATTTCAGAAAAGAAATGTTGCCAGTAACTTTCTCAGCAATCAATCCAAAAGCTATTGATTATTTTGTAGGACTTGAAGCATCTCCAAAGAATCCTGTATTTACAAAGGTTAGAGGTCAGATTGTTTCAGAACAGATTACAAGATATATTCATGAAGAGTCCGCGTTTGGAGAAGATTCTGTAAGAGAAGTTCAGAGTTCAAATAAGGATTATGTTGTTACTTGGGCAGCATCAGAGCCGTATGAATTCGGTCTTGAAGAAACAATTACATTTGCAGATCTCAAAGCAGCAGCTCAGGCTCGTGAAAACACACTTGCTGAATTGAAGCAGCGTAGAGATGAATATAAAGCATCTCAAGGTAATGCGATTGGTAATACTTCTACAAGAGGCACCATGGCAGCGCCAAGAGATGAAGAATACAATTTCTAATAGGAGGTAAATATGGCAGCTATAAATTTATTAAACTTGCAACCTCATAAAGTAAGTAGAGATTTATCTGGCTATATTACCTACGTATATGGAATTCCAAAGGTTGGTAAAACAACCTTTGGAGCACAATTCCCAGGCGCGTTGATTCTCGCTTTTGAAAGAGGTTATAATGCACTACCTGGGGTAATGGCTCAGGATATTACTACTTGGGGTGAATTTAAACAAGTATTAAGAGAATTAAAAAAACCAGAAGTTCAAGCTGTTTATAAATCAGTTATCATTGATACAGTTGATATTGCGGCTGCGCTTTGTGAAAAATATATTTGTAATCAGCTCGGTATTGAAAATATTGGCGATGGCGGTTGGAGCACAAACGGCTGGTCTAAATATAAGAAAGAATTTGAGGACTCTTTCCGAACAATCACTCAGCTTGGATATGCAGTTTGCTTTATCTCCCATTCCGCAGATAAAACATTTAAGCGTAAAGATGGAACTGAATATAATCAGATGGTTCCAACAGCGCAAAGAAGTGTTAATGAAATTGTAAAAGGAATGGCTGATATCTTCGCCTGTGCGGATATTGTAGATGGAGAAAGAAAATTAATTCTTCGTTCATTAGATGGCACAGTAGATACTGGCTGTAGATTTAAATATATTGAACCAGAAATTCCATTTAGTTATCAAGATTTGGTTAATGCTCTTAACAAGGCAATTGATAGAGAAGCAGCTGAAACAAATAATAAATTCGTCACAGAAGAAAGAGTTTCTGATGTAATTGCGCCAACATATGATTATGACGCACTTATGAATGAATTCCAAACAATTACTGGTGATTTAATGAGAAAAAATCCAAATAATGGGCCTAAAATTACTGAAATTGTCGATAAATATCTTGGTAAAGGAAAGAAAGTTTCAGAAACAACAAGAGATCAAGCAGAGTTTATTGATCTAATTGTTGGAGAAATAAAAGATACTTTAGTTAAATAGAGAAGGTCAAGCGTAGGCTTGACTTTTTTATTTTATTATGGTAAAATAATATAAAGGAGTTGTTATATGGCTCATTATGTAAAATGTAGAATATGCGGCGAACGCTTTGACGCAGACGCAGAGCCCGTTGAAAAGCACGGTAAAACCTGGTATGCGCATAAAAAATGCTACGATGAACGAGAAGCCGCAAAAACGCAAGAAGAAAAAGATTTAGATCATTTAATGCAATACTGCGCCACATTATATGGTAGATTATTTAATTATAATCAAACATTAAGATTAGCAAAATCATATCATGAAAAGAATGGTTTTTCTTTTTCTGGTATAGAAAGAACAATGAAATATGTATATGAGATAAAAAAAGAACCAATAGAAAAAGGTAATGGTTCTATTGGAATTGTCCCATATATGTATGATAAGGCTTATAATTATTGGTATTCTATTTGGTTAGCAAATCAAAATAATGAAGCTAAAATTTTAGAACGATATGAGCCTAAGATTATAGAAATTAAAATCCCCGAACCGGTGCGGAAAATGCACCGCCGTAAAATATTTACATTTTTAGATGAGGAGGATGTTGATGTCAAGTAAATATTTAGACACTGTCGCAATAGTTCAAGTTATAGGTAGCGTATTCATAAAACCGCAATTACTTGATGAAACTGATAAATATGTAATTACAGAAGAGGATTTTGTTTCAGATTTTCATAAAATTGTATTTGGCGCAATTTATAAAGTATATGAGCTTGGCGCAGAATCAATTTCAATAGAAAGTATCTGCGATTTTTTATCTACTAAGCCAAAAAGCGAGGCTATTTTTACTGTAAATAAAGGTGAAGAATGGCTGAAAAATATCGCGGAAAAAGCTATCCCATCTGCCTTTGATTTTTATTACAATAGAATGAAAAAAATGACTCTTTTAAGAGCATATGACTCATATGGTATTGATGTTAATTTTATTTATAATCCAGATGAAATTGATACTAAAAAGTTACAACTTCAAGAAGAGCAGCTAGATAATATGAGTCTTACTCAAATTGCTGATAAAGTAGATGCTATTGTAGACGCAATACGTTTAGAATGTGTTAGTGATACTTTTGGAGATACTCATCAAGCTGGCGAAGGTATTGATGCTTTAATAGACAGATTAATGACATATCCAGAAGTAGGTTCTCCTTTATACGGTAAATTTATCAACAGAGTCACTCGTGGCGCAAGACTTAAAAAGTTTTATTTACGTTCTGCTCCTACTGGCGTAGGTAAATCTCGTTCAATGATTGCTGACTGTTGCTATATTGGCACAGATATGATTTATGATGATATGTTAGGTTGGATTGGTAATGGAATCGCAGAACCTTGTTTATATATTTCAACAGAACAAGAATTAGAAGAAATTCAAACAATGATGTTAGCTTTTTTATCTTCAGTAAATGAAGAGCATATTATTAACAATCAATATGAAGGCGATGAAATAGAGAGAGTAAGAAAAGCTGCTGAGATCTTAAAGCGTTCTCCAATATATGTTGAAGAATTGCCAGATTTTTCTCTCCAAGATGTTGAAGATAAAATTAAAAAAGGCATAAGAGAACATAATGTAAAATATATCTTCCATGATTATATTCATACATCAATGAAGATTTTAGAAGAAGTTACTCGTCGTTCTGGTGGTATCAAATTGAGAGAAGATAATGTATTATTTATGTTATCAATTAGGTTAAAAGATTTATGTAATAAATATGGTATTTTTATTGAGTCAGCGACTCAGTTAAACGCAGATTACCAAGAATCAGAAACACCTGATCAGAATTTGCTTCGCGGAGCTAAGGCAATCGCAGATAAAATTGACTATGGTAGTATACTGCTACCTGTTGGTCAAAAAGATTTGGATTCATTAGAAAATCTATTAAAGCAGAATGTATATGAAAAACCAGATTTAAAATTATCTGTTTATAAGAATCGTAGAGGTCAATATAAAGGAATTTATCTTTGGTGTAAAGCAGATCTTGGTACTTGTAGAATCGATCCAATGTTTGCTACTGATTGGCGATATCAATTAATAGAAATGGATGATTATCAAATTAAAGTAGAACGTGGAGCATTTGATGATTAACTATGATAAACAAGAAATTAGAGATAATTTAACTATTAACGACATATTTGATCTCCTTCTTGAATGGGGAGGAGATCCACAATATGCCAGTTTTGGGATTCTTGCGGAAACAATAGACCACAATCCGCCTGGAGTTGGGAGCCGCAAACTTTATTTCTATGAAAACAGTGGATTATTTAAATCTTATACCGGTGGAGATGATTCATTTGATATATTTGAATTATGTATTAAAGTTTATGAAATTCAAAAAAATCAAAAAATCACATTAAATGATGCCATTAGGTTAATTGCTTTTAGATTTGGCATTGCTGGTTCATTTGTTTTAGATGAAGATGATAAACAATTAGAAGATTGGTCTATATTTAGTAATTATGATCGAATTAAACAAATTGAAATCAAACAATATGATGTAAAACTTCAATCATATAAAAAAGATATCTTAAACATATTTAATTATGATTTGAAAATACTTCCATGGTTAAAAGAAAATATCTCACAAGAAGTTTTAGATTATAATAAAATAGGGTATTTTCCAGGAGGAAATCAAATAACAATCCCGCATTTTGATAAAAGCAATCGTTTAATTGGTATCCGTGGCCGCGCCTTAGCAAAAGAAGATGCGGAAATGTATGGAAAATATCGCCCCTTAATTATAAATAAAAAAATGTATAATCACCCTCTTGGAATGAATTTATATAACTTAAACAACTCTGCTAAAAATATTGCGACCGCAGGTCGTGCTATAATATTTGAAGGTGAAAAATCATGTCTTTTATATCAAACTTATTTTGGTCATGAGAATGATATTTCTGTAGCTTGTTGTGGTAGTAACATTTCTGGTTACCAAATGAATCTTTTAACAGAATTAGGAGTTAAAGAAATTGTTGTGGCATTAGATAGACAGTTCCAAGATATAGGTGATGATGAATTCAAAAAATTGACTAAGAATTTGAAAAAATTGTATAATAAATATGGAAATTATGTAAAAATAAGTTTTATATTTGATAAACATATGATAACTGGATATAAAGCAAGTCCAATAGATGAAAATAAGGAAAAGTTTTTACAGTTATTTAAAGAAAGGATTATACTATAATGCAATATAAGTTAATAAATGAAGAAAATACACAAGATTCTGCTTTATATAGAGTTTTGAAAAATAGAGGAATTACAGATCCTCAACATTATTTGAATACAACAGATAATGATATTATTCCACCAGAAACTATCCAAAATGTAGATGCGGCTGCACGTTGCTTAATAACTCATATTGCGGCAGAACATGATATATTTATAAATGTAGACAGTGACTGTGATGGATATACAAGTGCTGCTTTTATGATCAATTATTTATATTCTGCGTTTCCAGGTTTTTCTACCATGCATATCGCGTGGGGAATGCATAAAGATAAAGGCCATGGATTGTTAATAGATCAAATCTTATTAACAGCAAAACCGCAATTAGTTATATGCCCAGATGCTGGCAGTAATGAATACACATATCATAAGATATTAAAAGAACATAATATTGATTTAATTATTATTGATCACCATAACGCAGATTACGTTTCAGAAGATGCTATTGTTATCAATAACCAACTTGATGAAAATTATCCTACTAAATCTTTAAGTGGTGTTGGAATGGTTTATAAATTCTGTTCCTATTTAGATAAACTAAGTGATAATAATTATGCTACTGATATGTTGGATGTTGCAGCGCTTGGTATAATTGCTGATGTAATGGAATTAAAAGATTATGAAACAAGGCGTTTAATTGATAAGGGTTTAAGTAATATTGAGAATCCTTTTATTAAAGCAATGGTAGCTAAAAATGAGTATTCCTTAAAAGGGAAAGTCACGCCCACTGGCGTTGCTTGGTATATCGCACCGGCAGTTAATGCCGTCACAAGAGTTGGCACCGCAAAAGAAAAAGAAATCTTATTTGAAGCATTCCTAAATCATAAAGCTTATACACTCGTTCCATCTACTAAAAGAGGTCATAAAGTTGGAGATACAGAAACTGTTGTAGAACAAGCTTGCCGCATATGTAATAATGTAAAAAATAGGCAAAACAAAACAAGAGATGCTCTTGTAGAAAATATTGATTTCCAAATTAAATCAGATCATCTCTTAGATAATAAAATCTTATTCATCAAATTAGAAGAACCAACAGAAGATAGTAAATCAATTACAGGATTAATAGCAAATAAGCTAATGTCTACTTATGGACATCCTGTTATGTTATTAAATAAAACTTTTGATGATGAAACTGGTGAATTAACTTGGGCTGGTTCTGGTAGAAATAACCCCGCGGCTGGAGTTGAATCATTACAGCAATTAGCCCAAGATAGTGGATACTTTACTTTGGCTCAAGGACATGATAATGCTTTAGGATTAGCTATTCCAGATTCTAACGTAGACGCATTTTTATCTTATAGTAATGGATTATTAAAAGATTGTGATTTCTCATTAACATATAATGTTGATGTTGAGTTTCTGGCAAATAAAATTGATGCTGCCGATATTTTAGAATTAGCAGATGCAGAAAATATTTGGGGACAAGGAGTGGATGAACCATTAGTTGCTATTAAAAATGTTTCAATTACAAAAGATAATATCAATCTATTTGGATCAACTCTTAAAATTAGCCTACCAGAAAATATTTCTATTGTCAAGTTTAGAAGTTCCCAAGATGAGTTTGATGCGCTTTATCCTGGTGAAGGTTGTATAATTATTGATGTTGTTGGTAGATGTATGAGAAATACTGGATGGGATAATGGGCCGCAAGTCATTATGGAAGATTATAATATTGTGCGCAAACAGGAATATTATTTCTAATTTGAAAGTTGAAAGGGCAGGACCGGCCGGCAGTGGATGTGTGCGCCGACAATCTGATTAAAAAATCTTTTAGGAAATTTTGGAGGTAAACATGGCGAAAACAATGAATACTAATATTAACTTCGGGTACAATTCAACCAAAACCGATTGGGTTGGAATTGAAGATAGTTCAACTAAAACTGGTTGAACTGGAATTGAAGATAGTAGTACTTATCCTTATACTGGAGGGTGGTGAGGTGTTATTCCCCCTTATTATGAAGCATGTTGACACAGATTACCATGTGGAAACTGTATGCTAACTGGACGACCATGCTATTATCAATATAATATACAAAAATACGAAATTACTTGCAATACCAAAACTGAGGAATAATTCCTCTTTTTTGAACTTAATGATAAAATATGATATAATATAAAAGTAGAGGTATGATATGGAAGATATAGTATTAACAGAAAAGCAAGAAAAAGGACTTGAGATAGCAATCAATAGATACAAAACACATAAGCAATACACTGTAATTTCGGGATATGCAGGGTCGGGAAAGAGTACACTTGTGAAATTTATAATTCAAGCATTAGGCATCGCTCCATATGATGTCTGTTTTATAGCGTATACAGGTAAGGCTGCTTTAGTATTAAAAGAAAAAGGTAATTTAAATGCTATGACCGCCCATAAACTCCTATATCAATCATATCCCCGCGCTGATGGTTCTTTCTTCCATATGCCAAGACGTCCACTTGAATATCCATATAAACTCATTGTAGTTGATGAGGTTTCAATGTTGCCAAAAGAGATGTGGGAATTATTGTTAAGCCACAGAATATATGTAATTGCGCTTGGTGATCCTGGACAGTTACCGCCTTTGGCAGATGATAATGAGGTTTTACAAAAACCACATGTATTTCTTGATGAAATAATGCGACAAGCGCAAGAATCAGAAATTATTCGAGTCTCTATGGATATTAGAGCTGGAAAAAAATTACAGAAATTCTCAGGAAAAGAAGTTCAAATTATTGATAAGTCTGATTTAGTAAGCGGAATGTTAAAATGGGCAGATCAAATTATAGTAGCTAAAAATACAACAAGACACTACTACAACGATCTAATGAGAAATTATATATATGGAGAACATCCTAAAAGCCCTTTAGAAGGTGATAAAGTTATTTGCCTACAAAACGATTGGGATATGATAACGCCTGCTGGGGATGTGCTGGTAAACGGTTTAACGGGTTATCTTAGTAATATATCATATGAAGAAAACCAGAATGTACCACGTAGAATTAGGGAGCAAATGCCCATGTTAATGCACGCAGACTTTATTCCAGATCATTATGACGAAGACTCAGAAGCTGTGTTATATGGAGATGGAGTATTTGACCAAATAAATATGGATTATAAAATATTCACTGAATGGCAACCAACAGTCAATACTGAAAATTTTAAGAAGATACCAAGAAACTTAAAACCACATCAGTTTGATTATGGATACGCGATTACAGCACATAAATCTCAAGGTTCTGAATATGATAAAGTGTTAGTATTTGAAGAAAACTTTCCTCGTGGAGAAGAACACAAACGTTGGCTATATACCGCCGTCACACGAGCCAAAGAAAAATTAGTAATAGTAAGAAAATAATATGCTTTTGACTATATAATAAAAAAATGGTATAATAATATAAAGAAAGAGGTGAAATATGATTCCTCGTTTTGAAGTTCATAGTCATAGTCATTATAGCAATTTTAGAATTATTGATAGCATCAATAAACCAAAAGATTTGATTAACCGAGCGATTGAGCTCGGTCTTTCTGGCATCGCGTTAACGGATCATGAAACATTAGCAGGTGCGCCAGAAATAAATCTTTATGCGCAAGAGATTCAGAAATCGAATCCAAATTTTAAAATTGCTATTGGTAATGAAATTTATCTTACAGAAACAAGAGATAAAGGAATTAGATATTATCATTTTATTTTAATTAGTAAAGATAAAGTTGGTTGGAGAATGCTAAGAGAATTATCTTCAACAGCCTGGATGCAAAGTTATATGGATAGAGGGTTAGAACGCGTTCCAACTCTATATTCTGAACTTCAAAATATTGTAAATAAATATGGTAAAGGCCATTTAATAGCAACCAGCGCATGTATTGGAGGAGAATTATCTTCAACAATTTTAGAATTAGTTAAAGCAGAAAAAAATAATGAAGAAACTTTAAGTATTAAAAGACATATTCATAATTTTATAACTTTTTGTATTGATTTGTTTGGCGATGATTTTTATTGCGAAATTGCGCCAGGTATGTCTCCTGAGCAAATCGCAGTAAATAATAGAATGATTTCAATAGCTAAAGCATATAATAGAAAAATTGTTATTGGAACTGACGCGCATTATCTTAAAAAAGAAGATAGCTATGTTCATGAAGCATATCTCAATTCAAAGGATGGAGAACGTGAAGTTCGTTCATTTTATGAGTATGCATATCTTCAGTCAGAAGAAGATATTAAAAAGCATTTAGAGCCAACAGCTCTTAATTATGAATCTTTATGTGAAAATTCAATAGAGATTTATAATAAAATTGAAAATTATTCAATTCAGCACAAACAGCAAATTCCAAGAGTAGAAGTTAAAGATTACGCGAAATATGAAGATAATTCATTAAATAATTTTCCAATTCTTAAACAAATGAGAAATTCAAATGATATTTATGAAAGATATTGGGTTAATGAATGTTTAGGAAAGTTGAAAGAATTAAATAAAGATAATGATACATATTTAAGCAGGCTTGAAGAAGAAGCGGATATTAAAAAAACTATTGGTGAAAAACTTGAAACTAATATGTTTTGTTATCCAGTCACACTTCAGCATTACATTAACATGTTTTGGGATTGCGGCAGCATGGTAGGTGCTGGTCGTGGTTCATCTTGTTCTGGTTTAAATCATTATTTATTAGGAGTAACTCAGCTTGATCCGATTAAATGGAATCTTCCATTTTTCAGATATTTAAATAAAGAACGTATTGAATTGGGTGATATCGATTTAGATTTATGTCCATCAAAACGTCCAATGATTATTGAAAAAATTAAAGAAGAAAGAGGTCAACATTTTAATAAAGATGTTGATGATTTAGCTCGAAAAAATCTTGGATGTACTTTAATTGCGACATATGGAACTGAATCAACAAAAAGTGCAATTTTAACAGCTTGTAGAGGTTATCGTTCAGAAGAATATCCAAATGGCATTGATGTAGACCAGGCGCAATATTTATCTTCATTAGTACCTTCTGAACGTGGTTTTGTGTGGCCATTGGAAGATGTTATGTATGGAAATCCTGAAAAGGAGCGTCAACCAGTTATTCAATTTGTCAATGAAGTAAATAATTATCCAGGCTTAATTGATATTATGTTAGGAATTCAAGGATTAATTAAGCAAAGAGGTTCTCATGCGTCGGGAGTTATCTTCTTTGATGAAGATCCATATGAATTTGGTGCTTTTATGAAAACACCAGGTGGCGATATTATAACTCAATTTGATCTTCATATGTGCGAAAGCATGGGTATGACAAAATTTGATTTCTTGGTAACTGATGTTCAAGATAAGTTAGTTGAAGCAATTAATTTATTACAGGAAAATGGTGAACTTGAATCAAATTTAAGTTTAAGAGAAATATATAATAAGTATTTCCATCCAGAAGTATTGCCATTAGATTACAAACCAGCTTGGGATGCGATTGAAAATGGAACTGTTATTAATATCTTTCAGTTTGATTCAATGGTTGGAGCGCAGGCCGCAAAAAAGATTCAGCCAAAAACAATCCTTGAGTTAGCCGATGCGAATGGATTGATGCGTCTCATGACAGCAGAACGTGGTGCGGAAACACCGATGGATAAATATGTTCGTTATAAAAAAGATATCAGTTTATGGTATGCGGAAATGCGTAAAGCTGGATTAACTCCAGAAGAGCAAAAAACATTAGAACCATATTTCTTATCATCTTATGGAGTGCCGCCAAGCCAGGAACAGTTAATGAGAATGTTAATGGATGAAAACATTTGCGGTTTTGGTCTTGCGGAAGCAAATAGTGCGAGAAAAATTGTTGGTAAGAAACAAATGAGTAAAATCCCCGCATTAAGAGAAGAGGTATTAAAAAGAGCAAAATCTCCTGCGCTTGGTCGATATGTATGGCAGTATGGCGTCGGCCCGCAGATGGGATATAGTTTTAGTATTATCCATGCGTTGGCATACTCATTTATTGGATATCAAACCGCATATATTGGTACAAGGTTTAATCCGATATATTGGAATACAGCGTGTTTAACAGTTAATAGTGGTTCTATTGGCGGTGGTTCAACAGATTATAGAAAAATGGCAAAAGCTCTTGGCGATATTATGAACGAAGGCATTAAAGTTAGTCTTGTTGATATAAATAAATCCGCTCTTGGATTTGAACCAGATATTGAAAATAATCAAATTTTGTTTGGATTAAAGAGTATGTTAAATGTTGGTGATGATGTTATTGAAAATACGATTAAAAATCGTCCATATTCATCACCGAAAGATTTCTTATTAAGAGTTAAACCAAATAAACAAGCAATGATTAGTTTGATTAAAGGTGGAGCATTTGATCAAATGGAAGATAGAAAATTCGTTATGGCTTGGTATATTTGGGAAACTTGTGATAAGAAAAAAAGATTAACTCTTCAAAATATGCCAGGGTTAATTAAGCATGGATTATTACCAGAAGAAACTGAAGAACAAGTTACCGCACGTAGAATTTTTGAATTTAATAGATATCTAAAAAAGGAATGTATTAATTCAACAAAAACATACTATGAAGTAACCAATAGAGCAATGAATTTCTTAATTGAAATGAATTATGAAAATCTTATTGTAGATGGAAATAAGATTTTAGTTAAAGATTGGGATAAAGTATATCAAAAATGGATGGATATATTTAGAAAATGGATTTCTGAAAATAAAGATAAAATTTTACAAAACTTAAATGATAAAATTTTTATAGAAGATTGGAATAAATATGCGAGTGGCAATTTATCTTCTTGGGAAATGGAAGTATTATGTTTCTATTATCATGAACATGAATTAGCAAAATTAGATATGCGAAAATATGGATATTCTAATTTTAATGACTTGCCAACTTATCCAATAGTAACAAATTCTATTAAAACAAAAAGTGGTCATACAATTAAAAAATTTCAGTTGTATACAATTTGCGGAACTTGTATAGCAAAAGATAAAGTTAGATCAACTGTTACTTTATTAACAACCAGTGGCGTTGTCGATGTAAAATTTAGAAAAGAATATTTTGCGTTATTTGATAAGCAGATTTCAGCATTGGGCGCAGACGGAGTTAAACATGTAATTGAAAAAAGTTGGTTTAATAGAGGAAATATGATAGTTGTTCAGGGTATTAGAATGGAAGATACATTCTTACCTAAAAAGTATACCAATACAGGAATGGCTCATCAGTTATATAGAATTTCAGAAATAAGTAAAGATGGAACAGAAATAAAACTTCAATCAACAAGAGCGCAGGGGGAATATGATGAAGAAGATTAAGTTAATTGCTTTAATTGGTAAGGCTGGTGCCGGAAAAGATTTTTGGTTAAGAAGAATTTGCGAAGATGATGAGCGTATACACAAGATCATCTCGTGTACAACTCGCCCTGCGCGCGTTAATGAAAAAAATAATGTTAATTATCATTTTTTATCAGAAGAACAATTTCAAAATGAGGTTTTTATAGAATGGTGTCATTTTAATAATTGGTATTATGGAACAAGATATTCTGATTTAGATGAAAATAAAATAAATATTGGAGTTTTTAATTTAAATGGAGTTGAAAGCTTGTTAAAATTTCCAGATATTGATTTATCAGTTATTTATTTTGAAGCGGAAGATAAAGTTCGATTAATACGTCAACTTAAAAGAGATGCTTCTGATATTGAAGAGATATTTAGAAGATATCTTGCTGATAAAGAAGATTTTAAAATAATAAGACTAAATATGATTGAAAATCAACTACCAAATAATTATTGGGTTATTGATAATTCAATAAATGATTCATATGATAACAATTATTTTATACTACAAGAAATAGATGAAATAATAGATAAGGTCAAAAATAAATAAATAATATATAATAAAACTTAAATATAATTGAGTCATTGCGACTCCTTAACATATATAAATACTTAGGAGGAAACAACAATGTTATTAATTATTAAACGAGATGGTTCTGTTGTTGAATTTAACAGAGCAAAAATTGAAAATGCGGTTTTGGCTGCTTTTGAAGATGTTGATGGAAAAATTGATAAATATGCAAAAGCTAAAGCAGACAATATTGCTACATACGTTGAATCACAGGCTAATAAAAGTGATCATGAACTTACTGTTGAAGAAATTCAAGATTTAGTAGAACAAGGATTAATGAGTTGTCGCCGCAAAGATGTGGCAAGGGCATATATCCAATACCGCTATGAACGTACAAAAGTAAGAGAGCATAATACAAAGTTTATGCAAGAGGTTGCTCGTAAACTTGATGCCAGTGATGTCCAAAATCAAAATGCCAACGTAGATGAACATTCTTTTGGCGGACGTATGGGTGAAGCCAATAGAGCTTTAACTAAAAAATTTGCTCTTGATTATTGCATGTCTGAAATGTCTCGCAACAATCATCTTAACAATTACATTTATATTCATGACTTAGATAGTTATGCTGTTGGAATGCATAATTGCTTAACTATTCCTTTTGATAAATTGCTTGCTACTGGATTTAATACTCGTCAAACGGATGTGCGCCCGGCCAATTCAGTAAATACAGCATTCCAGCTTGTTGCTGTAATTTTCCAGCTTCAGTCTTTACAACAATTTGGCGGTGTTAGCGCAAGTCATATTGACTGGACTATGGTGCCATATGTAAGAAAGTCCTTTTGGAAACATCTTGAGGATGGTCTTAAATATATAGAAAATTTTGATTCTGAAGATTTTAAATCTTTTGAATTAGATAAAAAAGCAAATTTTCCAATTGATAGTATTTCAGCGAAAATGTATGGTAAAAAAGTATATCAATATGCTCTTGATATGACTAAAAAAGAAATTCATCAAGCAGTTGAAGGTATGTATCATAATTTAAATACACTTCAATCACGCTCTGGAAATCAGTTGCCATTTACATCAATTAATTATGGCACATGTACACTTCCAGAAGGAAGAATGATTACAGAAGAAATTTTAAATGTTTCTATTGAAGGCCTTGGCAAATTGCATAAAACATCTATTTTCCCTTGTGGAATCTTTCAGTGTATGAAAGGTGTTAATCGTGCGCCAGGTGATCCTAATTATGACTTGTTTAAGTTAGCATTAAAATCAACTGCACAAAGATTATATCCAAATTATGTTAATGTAGATTGGTCTACAAATGCAGGGTATGATCGTAACGATCCAAATACATATGTATCAACAATGGGGTGCAGAACATACAATGGAGCAGATATTAACGCAGAACCAGGGACAAATCCACAAACTAAAGATGGTCGTGGTAATTTAGCTCCAGTAACAATTTTATTACCATTTCTTGCAATGGAAGCAAAAGATAAAGCAAGAAAAAATAATTCAGATATTATTGATGAATTTATGAAGTTATTAGATATTAAACTTCATGAAGCAAGAGATATGTTAAAAGAACGCTATGAATGGATGTGTTCTCAATCTCCAGCGTCTGCGCAGTTTATGTATGAAAATGGAACAATGCTTGGATATAAACCAGAAGAAGGTATTAGAAGTGCGCTAAAGCATGGAACTCTTGTAATTGGTCAACTTGGTATGGCAGAAACTCTCCAAATCCTTATTGGCTGTGATCAAACTACTCCAAAAGGTATGGAGTTAGCAAAACGTATCGAACGATTATATAAAGAACGTTGTGCACAGTTTAAACAAGAAGAACATTTAAACTTTGGTGTTTACTATACACCAGCTGAAAATCTATGTCATACTGCAATGAAAGCATTTAAGAAAAAATATGGCGTTATTCCAAATGTATCTGAAAATGAATTTTTTACAAATAGTATTCACGTTCCAGTTTGGAAGCATATGGATCCGTTTGAGAAAATTGACATTGAGTCTCAGTTAACTGGATATTCAAATGCGGGCTGTATTACATATGTTGAATTAGAATCAAGTGTTAAGAATAATCTTGAAGCTTTGGAGCAGATTGTGAACTACGCTATGGATAAAGATATACCTTATTTTGCTTTGAATATTCCAGTAGATACTTGTCTTGATTGCGGATATACCGATGAATTAAATGATACCTGCCCAATGTGTGGAGGTCATAACATTCAAAGATTAAGAAGAGTTACTGGTTACCTAACAGGAAATTATAAAACTGCTTTTAATAAAGGTAAAATCCAAGAAACAGAAATGAGATATAAGCACTCTAAAGAACTTAATAATTGGAGAAGATAATAATGCGTTATGCTGGTTTAATCAAAAATGATTTCACTGATGGGAATGGCGTTTGTGTTTCATTCTGGGTACAAGGATGTCCACATAAATGTCCAGGTTGTCATAATCCACAAACTTGGGATTTCAACGAAGGCGAAGAACTTCCAAGAGATATATTAAAACAAATTGATGAAGCTATTCATGCCAACGGTATAAAACGTAATTTTTCTGTTCTTGGTGGAGAACCACTTTGTCCAGAAAACGCCTCATTGACATTTGCGGTCGTCGATCATGTGCGCACTTATAATCCAGATATTATTATTTATATTTGGACTGGTTATACGTTAGAACAATTAAAAGAACTTCCAATATATGAGATTGGTATTAAACCGATTTTAGAACGTATTGATATTCTTATTGATGGCCCGTATATCGCAGAACAGCGAGATATTACACTGCCATTACGCGGCAGTCGCAATCAACGTATTTTGTATAAAGGAAAAGATTTTTAAAATAGGAGACTTATATGGGAACTTTAACCTGTTTTGTAAATATTTTTTCTGATAATTATCGCTTAATTAATGATAAAACAAAAGAAGAAATATGAGTATCTTCAAAAAATATTGAGGATATATTATATAATATGTGTAAAAATGGAGAATATAATGGAATTTGATTTGAAGGACCATACGCTGAATCATACGAAATTATCTACAGATTAAATAATAAATATCCTGATCTTCAAATCCCAACAGCAGTAAATTAATATGATACATTTAATTAAATTAATATTAGTTTTATTTTCGGCTTATTTAAGCTACGACCAATTTACAAATCTTCATAATAAACGATTAAGTAACTACTGGATTGTAGTTATGTTATATTGGTTTGTAAATTTTATGCAAGGAATATTGAAATAATATTTCTTGCATTTTTTTATTTTTTATGATATAATAATGATATAGAGGTAAATATGTTAAGAGTAAAAGATTTAAAATTATTACGAAAACTAGTAAATAATAATAAGGTAAACGAAGTAGCTTTAGTCGAAGAGACAAGAACTCTTTATAAGTGGGATGGCGCAAACTGGGAAGTCTATAAGCCAGAAAACGGATTAACTTCAAATTTATATGAATTAAATCAAGGAGCTATGACGCTCGCTCCAGAAATGGATGAAATAAATTTAAATGCAGCAAAAGAAAAAATTGCTAATTTCATCTTAAATCAAAATTCAAAATATTTTATGCTACTAAATAATGAGAAGAAATATTATACTCTTTTTATTACAGGATTTGACACTGGAACTGATTTTAATTATTCAAAACTTGAAGATGAAGTTATTGATTGCATGCAAAATCTTGGGACGCTAAAAGATATTGATGAAGTCGAAGGTGGTATTGAAATTTGGGTGACAGAAAAAGATAATTCTTATGTTTATTATTTATTTGATTTTCAAGGAGGAATTATAAAATGTCAATAATTTATTGTAATATTAATCTTTTTGATCTTAATCAAAAAGTATATATTAATGACAATACAAACCAAATTGGCCAAGTACCAATAGAGTCATTAGACCATTTTATTGTAACAATGTGCGCAAAACATAATATAGATAATGTAATTTTAACTGGGTCTAATTACTATACGTTACCAGTTAAAAACAGAATTGAAAAAGAAGCTATTTCAAGATATAATAAAAAAATAAAAGTTGAGGTAAAGTAAATGAGCAAATTTTTAGTTAGTACAGTAGAAACTTATCGCGTAGATACAGATGATGAAGCAAAAACTTTAATTGAAGAAGCTAAGAACTCTTCTATGTTTGAACTTGGTAAATACAGTTCTGAATACAAAGAAAGAAAATCCAAAGGCGAAGTAATAGACGCATATTACAAAGTAACTTTAACTAAATTTTTCAACGATATTAAAGAACCTAGTCAGCATATAAAAGTCGGATACGATGTAGATTATGATATTTAAGGAGAATGCAAATGAGTAAATTTGAAATAGTAAATAAATATATAACTGAAAATAATGATAACAAAATTTCACTCCCTGCCCGCGCTACTGCCAAAAGCGCAGGTTATGATTTTGAAGCAGCTAAAACAGTAATAATTCCAGCTTATAAAAATATAATGAACACCCTTTCTGATTATACTGCAAATAAAATTCCATACCAAATTAATGATCTTAAACAAATTACAAAATCAATGAAATTACAGCCTACTTTAATTCCAACTGGAATTAAATGTAAACTAGATGATGGCTATTATCTTGAACTTTCAGTCCGTAGTTCAACACCTCTAAATAATTGGATTATTCTTGCTAATGGAGTTGGGATAATTGATGGCGATTATTACAATAATCCAGATAATGAAGGTGAAATTTTCTTCCAAGTAATTAATTTATCACCAGTTGATATTATTATTAATAAAGGTGATAAAATCGGTCAGGGCATTATTAAGAAATATGAAAAAGTTGAAGGAGACGAAGCAACTAACGCCCGCACAGGAGGCTTTGGTTCAACGTCTCAAGCATAATAAAAATGACTGGAGTCATGGTATTCTAACAAAACAAGATCAAGATTATATTTATATTCAAAATTCATTAATGAATTTAGCAACAAAATATAACATTGGCAAAGACAATGATTTTAAAACTATTTTAGATTTTTTAGACACTTATTGTGAGCCAATAGGCTTTAAAGAGAGACTTGATCTTTGGGATGATTTTGAAGATTACCTATATGATGAAGGTCTATTAGATTTAATAAATGAGTAATATTTTAGCCCTAGACCAAGCGAGTAGAGTATCTGGATGAAGTATTTTCATTGATGGAGAGTTAAAAGATTGAGGTCATCTCGCCACAAATCAAGATGATATTGGAGAGCGTTTAGTTAAAATACATAATTTTATAAAAAATAAAGTCCAAGAGTGAAATATAGACACAATTGCCTTTGAAGATATACAATTGCAGTCGTCTGTTGGAAACAATGTAAAAACCTTTAAAGTATTAGCAAATGTTTACGGTGTAGTTCTTATGACTGCCGTAGAACTTAATAAAAATTATGAGGTTATACCTTCTTCAACTTGAAAGTCTAAATTACAAATTAAAGGTAGAACAAGGCCAGAGCAAAAACGTAACGCGCAAGAATTTGTTCTCCAGAAGTATAATGTAAAAGCCACTCAAGATGAATGTGACAGTATTTGCATAGGAACTTGCGCGAGCTCGCTTGACCGATCGGTTATAGCGACCGCCGCAAATATCAAAGAAAAAGGTTTCGATTGGTCTAATTAAATAAAGGTGCTAAGCACCTTTTTTATTTATAAAGATAAAAAGGAGGGGTTAAAACTATGCAAATTACAGCTGATGGGATCTTACAGTATGTTTTAGTCGCAGCTGGTGGATTTTTAGTAAAAGTAATTTTAGATTGAATTAAAAATAGTACTAATGATAAAGTTGATAAAGCTAAAAAATTTGAAGAGCAAGTTTTAAAAAATGAAATCGAAAAAATAGTAAAGGAGTCAAACAAAGCATTAAAAGAAGAGTTACTTAATAATATGGCTAAATTTCAAGAAAAAGAAAAAACAACTTATGATTATTGACAAAAAATGTATTGAGATGCAGTTAACCGCTTAACTGATGTTCAAAAAGAATTTAATCTTTTAAAAGAACAAGATGTTATTTTTTATAGATACTTATTAATTGATACCTGTAAAGAATATCTAAACAATAAACAAATGACTCAATACCAATTTGACAGATTAACTGAATGATATAAAATTTATAAATCTTTAGGCGGCAACAGTCAAGGAGATTTATATTATAAAAGAGCAGTAGAGTTACCTATAGTAGCTGATGAGCATGAAGAATTAGATAAAGAAGCTCATACCATTTTTAATTATACCGATCAAGTTAAAAGAGAAAAATAAAAAGAGGATAATCAATAACTGATTATCCTCTTTTTTTTATTCTTGATTTTGAGTAAATTTTACTACATTTACTGTTTCTTCAATCTTTTGTTTAATATAGAAATCTAAATCTTTATACACTTCAGAAAGAACTTCGCCCATTTCTACTGTCATTAAAGAGCGTACTGCTTCATATGTTTTCTGAAAAGCAATTTTTTGTTCTTCTTCCCCAAAACCACCTTGCTTCTTCAATGTATTAACATATGTCTGATTAGTAGTAATAACACAAGTTTCAATAAGATCAACTAACATATTACTATATTTAGTAAAAGTTTCATCATCAACTTGTGTTTGAATCTCAGAAGTTTTCTTTCTAAGAAAAGAAATTCCATAAGCGCATAAGATTCCAATCAAAGGAAGTAAACAAGTAAAGAAAATTTCTTGTAATAAATTATTTTGCATGGCCATCTCCTTTTTAAATACTGTTAGCGTTACCCAACTCAGACCAGCGTGGAGGTCGTATTTATACTGAGTCCAGGGGAGAGAGGATTCGAACCTCCATCAGCGGTGTTGCTTGCCACTACGATTTTCATCGCCATTTCTGTTTGTGGTCTGGAGTACATCTTCGGGCGTTCTGTCCGGGTGATTATCTACTCTCTACGGGCCTTTCGTTCCCTCGGTATTCCCATGCTTTCGTTTAGGGTTCACCGATATCATCACCTTCACTTATAATATTCCTATTATAAGGCACCAATTTGCGCAAGCTTGCGCGGTTGAAGACCGCGGGCCTACCATTGACTGACTCCCCTATAATAATAGTAGAGAACTTCTAATAGTCCTCTATGCTTTAGTAACTGTTAATTTAGTTACTTCTGGCTCTTTTTTATAAAGATTAATATAAAGCAATCCATCTTTAACTTCATAAGTAACAGATTTAAACATGTCAGCTTTAATATCAAACTTAGAACTTACTTTATAATCATAATTTAAAACGTCATTATGAGTAACGCCTTCAATTACTAATCTATCCCTACCATCTGTTTCATGTACAACATCAACTTTAATATCATCCTCCTTAACTCCAACGATATTGTGTACTAATACAACTCTATCACTAAGAGTCTTGATACTATATGGTTTCATATCATGTACTGGACGGCTAAAACTGTAAGCGGGTTTATCCCAATCAAAAAAAGAATCTAAATCAAACATCATATTAAAAAATCCTCCTAAAAAGTTTCTAAAACAAGACCCTGAGCTAAATCATTATAAACAGTTCTATAATTAAAACGCTCTGTTGTCATCCAAGTAGGTTTTCCATTTTCTAAAAAATCTATTTGGCGTGGATCTTGAACTATAATTTGTAAGGTAAAAGATTCTGGATATATAAATCTAAACAAGAAGTTCTCTACCTTTTTTAATTCATTATAATCATTTACTCGTAACTCCATAATCCTTTCTCCTTACGATTATTATTATACAAAAAATTTTCTAGAAAATCAACAAAAAAAAGGAGAATAATATAAAATTATTCTCCTGGTTCTGTAACTACATGAGAAGATGCTTCCATCATTTTTCTTCCAGTAAATAATTGATTATAAAATTCAAACATATAATTTGATCCTCTAGAAATTGCAATTGAAGTTGCAACAATTCCAATTAGAGGAAATTTTTCAGTTAATCCTATCATAGCGAAGAAATTTAAATCAGTATCATAACAAAAAAGCATACTAATACATAAAGCAGCTATTATTTGTCATTGAATAGATCTATCTTCATAAATTGTTTTACTGTAAGAAATAATTCCTTCAATAAACATCCCCATTGCAATTAAAGTAAAAAATCCATCCATATAATATTACCTCCATTATGAGATAGTTTTAACAGCACCATCTGCATCTACAGTTAAAGTGCCTTTTAATGTAGTGTTTTTCATCATTGCGCCAGTTGCTTTATTGAAAAAATATCAGCCATAAACATTTTTCCATGGCAAACGCTGTCATCCAGTAACCATAGCTCCATTATTATCAAAATAGAATCAATCAGTTCCCTTACTTCATTTCAACTGCTGCCAACCTAAGACCATTTTCCCAGTTTCATTAAAATAGAATCAATTTGTTCCTTTACTCCATTTTAATTGTTGCCAACCATAAACTTTTACTCCATTTTTATAATAATATCAATAACCAGATTCTTTTTTTCAGCCTTCTGTTTTACTAGTTTTTCCAACTAATTTATCTCAATCTTCTCCAGTGCCATAAAAAAGATTACAATCAAGGTTTCCACTGTATCCAACTAATCTTCCGCTACTGGTTCATTGCCACATTTTATATGTTTTTCAATACTTTACAGATGGCTTTGCCCCGGCATTAGACATATCAAAATCATAGTCAGGAGTATAATCTCTATATCTAGCAACTCATAACTCATATCCACTATTAGCGACAGCAGATCAATCATAAGCATTCGCTACTGATTCACTCATATAAATAAGTGGTTTAATCCCAGTTTTAGTATAAACTCGATCTAGCCATTTTTTTGCTCATGATGTATTATGTTTATTCTCTGCCTCTCAGTCTAAAACCAAAAGAGCACGACCAACAACATCTTCTTTACTTATAATATTAAGGAAACTATCAGCTTCTACAACGGGATCATTATTAGCTGTGGGTCTAGCAAAATGATAAACGCCCAATCTTTTTCCTGTTAATTTGGCTGCTCGATATAATTTACTAAAGCTTGGATCAGTTCAGTTAATGCCTTCAGAAGATTTAACAATAATGAAATCAGTCTTTAGCGATGATAGATTTATACCACTTTGTCAATTACTAATATCAATCCCATTTAAGCTCATAAATTTACCTCCAAACTTTTTTTATTTTTTCACAATATTTTTTACATTTCTCTTCTTGATCGCCTAAAATACAAGCTATATCAAAATCACATGTTTTCTTGTCAATTAATTCTGTATTAGCGTGAGCTAATTCATCATTAACATTTTTTATTAAACATGCTAAATATTCTGCATCAGCTATTTCTCCAAGAGAAAGTAATTCTTGATACATTTTAGAATATAAATCTAAAGTATCTTTTTCTCAACTAGCCCATTTTTCAAGACCAGTTTTTACAGCATTTCTTTTTGTAGTGGCATCAATATCAATTCTTAAATAAGTATATCAAGAATTTGGAATTAGTTTAGGATCAGAAACCGGTTGTTCTTTAATTAATTTATTATGATACTTGTGATAATAATGGTTTAATTCCATATAATCTTTATTCTCACATAAGTAATGATAAGTATGACATTTAGCATAACCTTTTAAATTTAAAAAACAATAATATTTTGCCATTTGGTCATGAACCATTAATCCCTTTATCATATGCGCAGATAGTTCTGAAAAAATTTCTTCTACAGTCATACTATCTACCTCCAAATTAAATTCTAATTACTGTGACCTTTATACTATTAAATGTAGCTGCCTCTCCAGTATTTATAATATCTATATTTGTAGGCGTTGCGCATACACAATTAGTGTTATTATTATGAGTAACTTGGACTAAAGTGGTAAATCCAAGAGGATGAACTGATGTTGTATCCGCAGCAGTAACTGCACTATACGCTTGCGGCTGGAGAACATCATCCTTTTCTAATTGAATTGAAATTTGACCTGCGGTCTCTGCTGTTGCGACCGCTGATACTGAAATTTCATAAACTCCGCATTTATTTAATTGAATTGTTGAGACACCTTGTAATTGAGTGCTATTGCCTTTTAATAAAGCAACGTTGTTTAAAGCAATTGGCGCATTTGCTAAAGCGCTTACATTTCTAGAATAAACTTCTAACATTTTTTTAATTTCCTCCATTTTCCTTAACCTTCATTAAAAAAATAAAGGGGCTTTAACAGCCCCTTCTTGTAGAATCTTCTTAAAGTGTTGTTCCACAGTTGCAGAAAGGATTTGCTCCAGACGTATAAGTAGTAGCAGCTGGATATCTTACAACACCAGCAACCGCCTGCTGAAGCTGTAACTGATTAATCTGATTCTGCATATCAGCCATTCTATTGCCAGTAATGGCATCAAGAACTTTCTGAATTTGCGCTGTTGTGTTTTCGTTAATCGCGGCTGTGTTCATTGCATTGTTATAATTCACTCCATCAATTGCACGAAGAGTTGCACAACAACATTCATTTTGTTTTGCGAGTAAATTGGCCTGGCCAACACTCAATGCGGCAATGTCTCTAGAAGCTTCATTGTAAAGAGCTTGATTTGCTGCTAAACTATCATGGAATGTCTGGTTTACTGCAGCGAGAGTTTCTCTTTGATTTGCTATCATGTTCTGAGTATCAAAACCACGGTCAACTTGAGCTTGAGTTGCAAGATTTTCATAACCAATTGCATTAGCAAAACCATTGCCACCTCAGCCATTAAATCCACCGCCAGCTAAAATGAGCAAAGCAAAAATCCACATCATAGAGTTTCCTCCAAACATATCTCCGTAACCATCTCTTCCACTTAATAAAGCAACATCACTAGCACTTAAACTTCCGTTTTCCATATTATTCCTCCTAATTATGTGTTTACTAAAACTTGTTGAAAAAAGAAAAAAATTTTACATATATTTTTTCAGCATATTTAGTATTAAATTAGGATCTTTTCCATTTCTTCTAGCATATTCATAAAATGCTGCTTTAGGATCCCCTCCCCCATACTGTTGTACTAATGTGTTAATCTGAGGGTTTTGCGCAATCATATTTTGAATAAATTGCTGAGGATTGCTAGAATTTTGCAACATTGTTAATAAATTATTGTTTACATTATTACTTGGCAATCTGTTTAATTGTTCTAACATCGGATTTTTCATTTTTAATAACCTCCTCTAATTTCGCAATTCTGTTTTCCAATTCTGCGTAATGCTTATCCTCCACTGGAGAAGCGATTTTAGTTTCAATGGGGGTTATTGAATATCCTGTTATCGTCGGATATGACGCTCCATCTGTCGTTTTTAATCAAATTATAGGAGCTGTTTCATCCAAAAGTAGTATACTACTATTAGGCGCCATTTGGTATGCATCTGCTCCATTCTTACCATTAACTCTAACAATTTCTTGCCGTTGATTCATAAATGATGCATTTCCTACTGGAGTGCCATTTGCATAAGGTTGATAGGGATTATAAATATTATTATACATTTTTTTCTCCTTTCAAACAAGTAATAGTAAACACTATTATCTTGGGCCTCTTTCAGGTCCACTATTATTAAGAAGTGCGATAAATACTTTTAATAACTTTACCCAGCAAGCCGCCCACTGGCGTTTAATGTAACTTTTCTTGTTAAAGTTCCTGTTTGCATTACTCCATTAGCATCAAAACAATACCATTTTCCTTTTATTTTCTTTAATCCATTTTCATACATGTTGCCATTTTCTGGATCTAAATAATATCACTTTTTATTTAAATATTGTCATCCCGTATCCATTGTGCCATTAGAAGAAAAATGGAATCAGTTTGTGCCTCCAGACCATTTTAATTTTTGTCATCCGGTTAACATTTCACCTTTTTCGTTAAATTTAAATCAATATACATCATTAGATCAAGGAATTTCTTCTCATTCATCTTTTAATTCTCTCTTTCCATTATTTTCTAAGAGTTCTCAGCAATGCCATTTGCCATCAACTAATTTTCATTCATAATTGCCATCTTTTAAATTTTTAGTTAAATCATAACGTAACGCAACTCAATCGGCCGCATCATATGGCCACTCTCCAAGTTTAAAAATATGTCTACATTTTCCATTAGTTTCATAAGTATAGCCATGTCCAGAATCATAGCAACAAACAGAACCATCTTTTGTTACTTCTCCCACTATATTTGTATGGAAAAAATTATCTGGCCAACCGGTCATGTGATGTTTGTTTGTGATAGGGCCATTACCATAAATTAAGACATCTCCAACTTGTAATTGACTTGAATTAGTAATCTCTTTAAGTTTATATCCACGACTTAATCAAGTACCTGCGCTTTCTGCTGGATCAGATATATCTTCTTCAACCAACCCAGCTTTTTTAAAAACTTGTAAAACCCCTTGTCCACAATTTGTAATTGCATAATAACCATTTTTAGGGTCTAACATTCGATCAATTCCTGGTACCTCACCTGTCCCTATGTCTTTTAATGCATAATTTCTAGCATACCGGGCAGTGTCAATAGATGAATAAAAAGGTCCTTCTCCTTGGTATAAATTATATGCTCATCCACGCGAATCTGTAGGGTTACAACCATTTGAATAATCAACCCCTCATATATCATAAAGGCCTCATACATATTCACAAATTTCTGTAAATTGAACTTTTGATACTATTTTTTTATTACGCGTAGGATAATTTCAATCAGCGTATTTTGTAAAAACCCCGCCTAAAGATTTAATATATCCTTTGTATCCTTCGTCAAAATTCTCCATAAACTTTCGTACAGTTGTACTATTAAAATCGTGCCTATGAGCATCGACAATTGATTTAGTATCAGATTTATGCCATGTTCAATATCCCATAAAAAATATCTCCTTTACTCCAAAAAAAGAAAGGGAGAAGAATAAAAATATTCTTCTCCCTTATAACTTATTCTTCAAAAAGAATAAAAATTTATTATTAAATATTACTTAATTTTGACCTTTTAGAATGTCCCTCAAGTATAATTCATTTTTACAGTAGTTCCGCTATTGCTTACTGCTAAATTATCTGAAGTTAAACTAAAAGTTGTTGTTTTCTTATCAGCTGCTGCACCACTAGCCGCACCACTGTGAGATAATTCAACTCCTGTTGTTACTGTTGCTACATTACTAGCTGTTGCCGCACTTGTAGTCATCTCTTTAACAGTTGCATTTGTATCAACAACAGTAATATCTTGTAATTGTACTGCTGTAACGTGACCAGTAGCGTTAGTTGTAACAGATTTTACAGAAGTAATTGTTTTAGATCCTTGATTACTCTGTGTTTCTGTGATCTTCGTTGGATCAGTTCTTGTTACAGTATTATGCTCAATAGCAACGTCTTTTGTTTTTGTTCCTGCTGTTCAAGTATCTGTTAAAGTAATTAATCCACTTGAGCCTGCTGATAATTTAAATGTACCACTATTGGACCCTTGATCTGGGTGTAAATTAACGCCATGGCTACTATTATTTTCAAAACTATAAGTCGTATCATGGTCGTTACCAGAAGGAACTACATCAAAAGTAATTGGATCAGTAATTAGTCCAGTGTCAGGATCTTCTGTGCCATTAGCGATTAATAAGTCTCCACTAACAACATTAACTGTAGATCCTGTAGTGGAATTAGCTGCAGGCAAAGTAAATGCACTGTTTGCCATGTAGGTGTCACCAACTGCCGCTTCTGGAATATCAGAAATTCCTCCTGCTGGAATAATACCTTGATATATAACTGCATTAACACCTCTTAGCTTTTGATCAATAACTTCTCTAGAATATATTGGTAAATCTACAATTCCATTTACAAAATGAACAGAAGTTTTTGTATCTGTTTTATTTGAAGTTGCAGAAATATAACTAATTAATGGATCAAAAGTAGCTTCTTTTGCGACTGCATTTTCAGTTTCATTAATTGTTAATTTATAACCTTGCGCTTGAGCTACTACTGTTGCACTACTAACATGAGTATCTTTCGATACATCTGCGATAGTTTGATTGATCCATTTTTGCTCAACTTCATCATAGACAAAAAACTGTCCATCTTTAAATGGCTTTTTTAAAAAAACATCATCTACATCAGCAAGAGAAAATTCTTCATCTTTTTTAGAAGTTGAAATTAACTTATTTCCTAAATAAAGTTTTCCGAAAGAAGCATTTATGTCAGTATAAACAAAATATAGAGTATCTTTATCTTTTTTTTCTAATGTATCGTAAAAATCTTGCGAGCATCTCGTATATTTTACATAACTTACTATTGCCATAAACCCCTCCTTTCTTTATTTTGCTAAATATGTTCCAGAAATTTGTATATTTTGCCCAATATCTATTTTTGCTCAGCCATCTTGAATACATATAGATCCATTAGGCGTTACTCATGCCGCAATAGCATAGCGTTTTTTATCTTTTAATCTGATTCCAGTTAAAAATTCTGTATCTTTTGCGGGAGGTAGCCCAGTAATAAAAGCGAAATAATCATTTATTGGAACACTTATTAGGTTGGTAAAACTAATATTAATATAAACAAGATTTCCTACTTGTTGATATCCACCTTTTATATCAGCGCTACGATCTTTAAAAGATTGAATATCTGTATTAATATATGAGATAAAACTATTTTCTAACCTCCAAGGTGTTCAACCTTTTGCCGCACTTTGATACATGCGTTTATATTTTCTTGGAGCTTCAGTAAAAACCGGCTCAAATTTTTGAATAATTCCATTTTCGCTTGAACCAGAACCCTTAATTACCGTTAAATTAAAAGAATTTTCTATTGGAATATTTTTTATAGTTTTAGCATATTGTGCACTTGGAGCATAATAATTCCCAGGCTTTAAAAACAAATCTAAATCAGAATTCTCTGGAATTAAATTATTATAATATAATGTCTGGTTTGTTTCATTTAACTCTAAAGTTTGACCAGTAGCGCATTCATGATGCAAACCGTCTTCATCATTTCATACATGCACCCTGCCAGATTTAATTGTCTCATATACTGTAGAACCTTTATTATAAACACTGGTAACTCCAAAAGAGGAAATTCTAATTGGAACGTTACCATATGCTCGCTGATAAGCTTGTATTATTGTTGCTTGCGGCGACAGCTTTTCAAGATATCTTTTGCTTGTGGCGAAATTTAATCCATGATGTTCAACTTTATAAACATCTATTTTAGGCAATTGATCAGCAATCAATTCTTGTGCTTTCTTTTCAATATCACCGCTAAATAAATAATTATACCCATTGCTTGTTAAAACTGCAACCAAACTAAAATTATTGTATGAAGTATGCGGTTCTATGCTTGATGTAGGTAAAACATCTCCCGCATAATCAATATTATAATATTCATTAAATTTAGCTTGATCTAAATTATAGAAAGTTAAATAAGCATTTGGGGTTAAATCAATTTTTTGACTTTCTATGGGATAAACAATTTTATTTTTTAAAAAATTTGAAATTTTTTCTGAATCTTCTTGATATTTCTGAGAATAAAGATTATTAGTAAATTTATTTCATTCAATTTCTCCATGTGGGAGATAAAATACGCAATCTTTAAATAGTTTTTCATTAACTTTTATATAGTTTAATAAAAAGCTCATTTCTCCGCCTATATGATCTCCATGATAATGACTTATTATGCAAAAATCAATATGTTTAATATTCTTTTCTTTTATAAAATTAGAAAGAGAATTTAACTGTCTTCCAAAATCAACAATACCAATCATAGAAGAGGAGGAATCTTGGAGCTTTATTACAGAACAATCTCCAAGATTCCTTCCATATCCAGTTTGATTATCATCATAAGGCGAATCATAATTGCCACTAAGATAATAAACATGTGTCTTCATAATTATTAATTACCAGATCCTGAGCCACTTCAATAAGTTTCTTCAGATGATGAAGAAGTTGAATCAATTGAACTTTCAGTAGAAGATAGGTTACTATCATCATCACTGCTTGGGATAAAATCTGGATCGGATGAATCATCTACCATATCTGAAGCAGGGCCAATTCCATAAATTGCTCTAATTCCAATACGACCGGCTCTTTCTGCAGCTCGTACGTTTCTTAATACTTTATATTTGTTATGATATGTATTCTCCGCCTCCCCAGGCCAAATTGGTGCTTGAACATAAGAAGTGCTACTATTACCGCTTCTTATTCATGGATGATTTTTATCTCAATTTATATAATCTCATAAAGTGACTGTTGGCGTTACTTTTGTAAAAACGCCATTAATTCTTTCATACATTATCCATCTTTCAGCAACCGCTTTTGGATAAGTGTCTTGAGATACTGTAGCAAATCTTTTGATATGTAAATATTCAGTTCCATTAGCGCCATCTTCTTTAAAAAATAAAGAATTATTATTGTCTGATTTATATGCGTAATCTCTTTGGCCTGCAGTTACTCATAAATTACCGCGCATATCACCAAGAGTAAACGTATTATTTGTCCCGCTTACCGAAAAAGTTGTTGTATCTATGAGCTGATCATTATCTGAAACATGATAAATTCCCATATTACCTATAATTTCAATATATTCTCTTTCTATGTTTTTTCCATTTTTATCTCTAGAAGATTCAACACCTCAAGTAAAAGTAATATAATAAGTGCCTAAACCAACATGATAATTCATTTCAAATTGTGGACTTCCATGAAACATCCAAGAAGGAAAGTATCTCATAATATGACCGCCACCCGCAGGATGATCGTTATTTACACCAGCTCGTACTGCAATATAAGAATAGTCTTTTACTGATTCTCCTTCATTTAAGTAAATTCGATCTCCAATAAGAAAAGCGCCATAACTAGTATTATTTCTTATATATTTTGGAATAGTCTGTTGAGCTTCTGGCAAACCCGCTTCTTCTGCAATTATAGAATCAACACAATTATTGTGATAAAAAGATGTACATCATGGAGAAATAGCTTTAGGAGTTATTAAAGTTTTCATTAATGTATTTAAAACCAATTTAACATTAATTTCTTTCATATTAATAACATGGCCAGCTTTATCTAATTGTAAAGATAAAGTTGAAAATATTCCATCAGCATTATCTGCAGGGGTGAGATTCACAGTTTCAGTGATTGGGTCAGAATATTGAATAATTTCTTTAGTAGTTTTAAATTTTTCAATAGTTGCTTCTCCTCCACTTTCTGGAGTCTTAGTAATTATATCTGGTATTCTTGATTCCTGTCTACTAATTAAATTATTAACTTCACCTATAATTAAATTTTTATTACGCAAATTAGTTGGTCTACCATGTCCAATAACAATACGGCGAGCGTCTGCTATACTGGTGGGATTAACTTGAGAAGCATCTTGTCATATTCCTAATTTAATTATATCATCTGCTGGTGAAAAAGTTAAAATTTTACTAGGCTCTTTATCGCTAGTAGCTGTTTTACTATAAGCACGATATTCTGGTTCATAAATTCCAGTAGTTCCGACCAATCCAGGATTTGTGTCTGAACCCCAATCAAAATCTATTGGAGTAATAGTATCTTCTTGTGTATAAGTTGGTCTACTCGCTATTGAAATATGAGTTAACGGGAATGGAATCTCTCTTCTTCTTACATCTAAGCTATTTAATTCTTTATTAAAGCCAACTCCAGTTACCACTGGAAATTTTCTCCATTGATTTTCATTTCCAATATTCGCTTCTTCAGTTTGAAATATAGGATCGGAAGTTACAGAAGTAACGTCAACGGTCGGTCTAAAAAGAATTTTAGTTTCATCATCTTCCTTTTCAGTCCTAAAATTCATACCATCAATTTGAGTTAAGTCTAAAAGGTCTCCATCTTTAGTTGGCGTTAAAGTTATCTCAGAAACTTTCCCAGATTGACTTTCATTTCTTAATAAAATTTTTGAATAATAATTTGGTAAATCCACTGGATTAATACCTGTTACATGACCATAATCATCAATTAAAGGAGTTCATAAATTTGAACTGCCATATAATTCATTGGTTTTATCCAATTCAGTTTTCTTATGCTCTATATTAATCTCATATTCATTTTGATATGGAACATATTCTGTATTTGTATCAGTAGCCAATTTAATCATCGGAGTAAACTCTACTGCCACATCAAAAGACGCGCCTTCATCAACACAGATTTTCACAATATCAAAGTAAAAATCATCACTACTTATCTTTATTTCTGCTTCACCACCGCCAGAAATTTCTAAGTCATTTCTAGTATCTGTATCATCCTTTATAGCTATTAAACGACAACCCATATTAGCTACTTCTTTGGGCGCGCCAGTAAATAAATAATTACCTTGAGGTAAATAAACATTTGTTGCTATAATTTCTTCCGTATCAGCAGTTGCAGTACCTTCAACAGTAAAAGTTTTCTTATCAGTAATTGTAAATGTTAATCCATTTTCTTTTATCTGCCCATAAATTTTTCCGCCATTGTCACCTGTCATAGACCAATTTGGATAAGGCAAATAATTGCGTTGTGATGAATAAGTTGGCTCATTAACAATAATTGCATCGTCTCCAACCAGAGTCGCTCCTCCAGCCCTATAATCAGAATCAGTAAACATTAAGGAACCAGGAGGTCCAACTTTCTCATTTGCAAGATTTTGTAAATCACTTACAAGATCTAAAGCATCTGCAGTTTGTTGTCCAAGAGTTAATAAAACCTTATTATAAGAAGGATATCCTTCTAATATTCTATATTTCTTTTTTGGATCATAATTATCTATATCATTGTATTGATACCAATAATATTTATTATCTGAATTTGTATCTACACCTTCTGTACTAACATAATTAGAATCGACATCGCTAAGACCGATTAATTGAGCATAAGAAGCATAATAAATATACCCTTCTGGAAAACAGTTTTCGCCATTTTTAACAATATAACTATCTGTTATATTACTACCTAAAGCAGTATATAGTGTATTTAATGCACCTGCCACCGAGGTAAAAGCGCCAGGATTTAAATCTGGATAATAAGTAATATCATTTATGCCATCATTCTCAGTCCCTTGATTAGCTGGGTCTATTATTGTATCTCCGCCGCCATACAATAAAGTTTTAATTTCGTCCAAAGCATTCCCAATACTTGGTAAAGCAAAATCAAATTTTATTGTATCAACTGCCGTGCCTGTTTTACCGACACCATAAGAATAATCATCCTTTTCTGATTTTGTATAATGTAAAGATACCTTATCTCCTTTGTTTTCAGGCAATCCAGTAATATCTCCAATTCCAAATTTTCAAGGAGACTGCACATGCAATCTATAATAAAGATTCGTCTTATCTTCCTCGTCAAAATAAGGAGCCATGTATTTTTCTGTTGTTCGATAAGTATATTCTCCATCAATTAGATCACTATTATTACTACCTATTTCACTTAATCAAATAGGCGGATCATTTAAAATATCAATTGTTGGAACGACTCCATTTAATTCAGCAATCATTACATATGCTAAATTATCATCCTTATAAGTTTTTTGCCAAACTGTTGAATCTCAACCTCTTCCTACAGAACTAAAAATTTTTTTATCAATATAATAATGGGAATTATATCAATCAGAAATAGGTTCTTCTAAATCTACTGTCTGCTCAACAGCACCTTTTAATAATTTAGGATTTTGCAAAGAAGCTGAATCTCCACCAATCAAAATATAATAAGTATCATTATTTAAAGTGATTTCTTCACCAGTATAAGCTTGTCTATATTTATTATCAATTTTTTCAATTATATCTCAATTAAAAGTTAAATCTGTTTTTATTAAATATTGCACCAATTGAGTTAATTTATAAAGGTCATCATTAACATCATCTTCATGATCATAATCTAATAAAACATATCTTCCAACAAAAACTTGATCACTTGCTTCTTTAAGCACCATCTCAAAATGCGTGCTATATGTTTTATCAAAAGAGAAAGTAGTTCTAGCTACATTCGCTAAATTACCATAAAATCCCATAACTAACTATTCTCCTTTCTCATCATATAAAATATCCACTAATAAATATGAAGTTGGATTTTCAGCTATTCTTTCAATAGAATCTGGATCAAAACACAACGACATAATTTTAGCGCCATTTACTAAATCTAAATCATAAATTCCAGAAGAGCCCATAACCATATAGTTTCTTCCTTGATTTATTCGAAATTTTATTCCTGGTAAAGCCTGTATACCTAACTGATAAATAGGAGCATATCCATCAAAAATACTCCCTGTAATAAAAGCTTTCTCCCATCCCTCTGCTGGTTCTCCAGTAGGAGTGTAATTTTTATCAGCGGCCGCATCTCTACCAAAATATCTAAATTGTGCTATTTTTTTAGCCATATTATCGGCCTCCTTTATTAATACAATCTCTTAGCTGTTTCTGTTGCAGAGAGTGTCATTTGAGAAACTAAACCTAATTGAATTGAATATTTTTCTAACGCATACTCTCCGACCGCCCCAATATCAGGATTGTTTAAATAAATTAATGTATTTGGTTCTAAATGTAATATTGGAACTGTCGTTATTGACATCGCGCTTGCGGAAAAAGTATAATTATATAAAAGCTCTTCAATCTTATCAATCATGGTTTTCCCTCTTGTGCTAAGAGTAAATCAATCTGCTATTGACCTAGGAATATTTACATGAGCGTATCCAGGTTTAACTCAACGAGTATTAACTTCTTCGCTCTCTTTAGTTGTAAAAATAACGTTAGGAATTTCTCTAAAATATATAGCTTTTACTTTATCGTCTTTTTCAACTTTTGCCCTTTGTCCAATATTCTGAACAGCATATTTATTTAATTCGCCCGTTGTGTCAATAAAATCAAATCAAAAATTTAAATTTTCTGGACTATTTAAAATATCTTTATTTCAGCCAGTGATATCAAAAGTACATACATTAGGATATACTCTTACTCAATAAGTAGTATTATTTAATGCTTTTAAGGAAGCTTTATTTTCTAAAATACTAAGTTCATTTTTAATGTTATTTCTTAGTTCTTGAAAATATGCATCTCTATGCTCTAAATCGACATCAGAAGAGAGAATTTCAATCCAATCGCCTTCTTTTAGGCTAACATTATTTTCTAAATCATTAATAAAATTTTGAACATATCTATAATACGTATTTATATCTGCACTACTAATAATTCCGTTTATATCAATAAAACTACCATTTCCATCAGAAGTTGTAAGCAAATCACTAGAAGTGTTTAATAAAATATCTAACATAGAGTTCAGTACTGCTCTTTTTTTATTTTTTTCAATTTCTCCCTCAGCAAGGCTTTTTCTAACTTGAACGTCTTTGATTCTTTCTTCGATAGCATTCTTTTCAGATCCTTTAGCAGATTCTTTCAATCGCTCCAAAGATTTTAAAGTATCTTCTAAATTAGATAAGTTTTCAGTAACAACAAGTGCCTTTCTAAAAGTTAAATCTAAAAAGTTTTTTATATTATTTAACTCATCTGATCTATCTACATTATTAGCAATATAGCTAGCTTGATATAATTCTTCAAGAGACGCTGTTTGCTCTCTTAATTCTTCGATATTTGTATTTTCAGAAACAGATATTAATTCATTAGGCCAGCGCAAATTTTCAGGGCGTGCTAAATCATCCTCTGTTGGTTTATACCTAAAACGATAAAAATCATAACCATCGCCATCTTTTATTTTTACTAAAGTATAAGGGCTGTAAACTCCATCCCATTCAAAATTAGAAATATCATTTTCTACATTGTAAAATTTTTTATTTTCATAAAGACATAATACTTCTGAAATTTTATCCTCAGTAATCGAACTAGCATTAACTAAATTTCCTTCCCCTTCATTTGGAATGAGCACTTCTTCTTCAGATTCAGAATTTGTATCTTCTTCTATAATAGCATTAGGGTTATATAATTCTCTTCAATAAGCTATAGCTCCATCACTTAAATTCATTTCAAAATCTACATAATATTTTTCATAACCAGTAAAACCTTTTTGATATAAATGAATAACAGATCCATCAGACCATCTAATAGTATTATTATCTCTAATTTTTTCTAAAAAATCATCTTCTCTATAATGCATCCGATAATCATTAGCCATTTGATAAATAATTTCCCTTCAATCAACTACTTTTACATTAGAAGGACTTTCAATAAATGATCTATCTGCGCCGTCTCCTGGAAATAATATATTATAATAATCTTCAGTTACATAACAAACTCCGCTGTTTGAATATTGATAATTATACTCATAATTTTTATCACCAACATGAGTTTTTTTCACTAGTTCATTATCTCCAACTTTTTTTATACTATCACTATTTATATCATAATATTCCAAATAAACAGTTTGTTGCGCATCTTCTTCGCCAATTAATATATAAGCAAAACCTGCCTCATCTCGCAATATTTCATTTCCAATAGCTTTATAAAAATATGGTTTTCTATCTATCGCATAACGCATATGAATTGGTGTTGTAATATCTCCCACCTTTTTATCTGCTCAAATAGAATAATCATTTTTAATATTTGCTATATTGGGAGAATTAGAAATAGACGAAATCAAAGAGTTATCATCAAAAATATAGGAATATTTAGGGGTTAATTCAGAAGGAGCAACTCAAATTTCTTCATTTATACTGTTATTATGTTCATTAATAATATTGTTAAAATTAATATCTAAATATGTTCTTTTTCTCTGAAAAATAAATTGACCATCTTCATTATAAAAATATTCAAAATTACCGAGCATTTGAATAAGTTTATCCAAAATAGATGTTATTGATTCTCCAGGAGAAGCAATAAGATCATAAGGATAAATAATATCACATACCCTATAACCGCAAACTTGAGTTCCAATATCCTTAGAAATTTTAGCCACCGTAAAGAGTTCTCCAGTAAATTCTTTTGAATTTGGATCTACCATTGAAACTATTGCTCTCAAATAATTTTCACTGTCGTCAATTGCGGTCATACTTGGATCTAATTTCTCTAATAGCTTTTCATAATAAAGCCCAGTTTTAGTATTATTATATTCTTCTATTTGACTAATCGTACTTTCTTTTCATGTGCCCACTTGTCTTTTTCCATCGGCAAAAGTATCTTGCCTAATTCAGCAAGTAAGATCTCCGTCTCTAGTGACTTGATAAACTTCTCGACTATCATTAACACCACTACCTTTAAAATGAATAATATAATATAATGGAATATCTCCAGTATATTCCAATAGCTCTAAACCATAATCATCTAAATCATTAACAATTATATTGTACCATGGCTCTTGGGCGAACTCATGAACTGCTTGAGTAATTATTTGTTTAATTGGAAAAAATTGCTGTTTTCCAGTAAAAACGTCATCTATTTTTCCAAAATCTCAACTTGCAGGAACCGCACCTCCAATTTCACCATTTAATAAACACATCTTATCCCTTCCACTTATGGAAATGGCAAAATTATTTGTAGATAAAGATGTTTTAAAAGATGAAATTAAAAATACTCCCTGGTTAAATCAAATAATATCTGGATATCTCGAATCAATATGGTTCTCTAGTCCAATCAGTACTCTAAACTTTGTGTTTAATCCTCAATAAAAATCATTTACATTAACTTCATTGGCAACTAAATTTAAATTACAAGTACGTCGAACAGCAGACTTACCATCAATATTAATACTGCCAGATGTTACTCGTCCAGTAATTTCTTCAACAGGTTCTTCTTCTCAATTTAAAGCTATAATTTTTGTTCAAAAAAATTTATGATGATACTGATCAAGTTCAAGGAGGAAATCTTGATCTTCTATTGTATTATAACTAAACATTATTGATTTCCTCCTTTCTTCTTAATCACAGATGGTTCTACTTTTGGATTAACCAAATTATCAATTTCTTGTTCTAATATTTTATTATATTCTTCATAAGAATAATTTTCCGCATCTAAAATGCGTTTGTATCGTCCAAAAGATCAACTGATGAATTCCTCTCCTTCGGCAATTGGATTTATAACCGCCCCGCTTTCATCATCAGTCATTTCAACGATATTTGTTCAATAAGTATTTGAACTGGTTCAGATTGTTTCTTTTTCCCAATATCTATTATCTAAATAGCCATTTAAACGATTCTTTATACTAGAATCGATAAGAGCATCAAGTTTTCCAATTTCTGCTCCACTTTCATAATAAGGATTTTCATCACTATCAATTCGCCAAAGATTTAAATCAATTTTTCTCAAATCTTTAGCAGCGCGTCATTTATTTATATCTTCTTCAATATCATATATAGTTGTATTTTTCTGACAGCAGAAATCTCCATAAACGCCATTTCCTATTTGAATATCATCAATATCTTCTTCTGGGACAAAGGCCGGGAAAGAATAATATTCGATTTCTCTTAAATCAATTCTATTTTTTAAATCGTCTAAACCTTTATTTATATAATCTACATAAACGCTTGGATTATAATCAAAATCTTCAATCGTGCTCAACCTTCCAGCTCATGCATCTAAAATTAATACATGATCATCGGTTGCCGCAACTTCAATATTATCTTGCACTAAATGCAACTCTAAATCCCTGATTCCTATTTGCACATTTGTATTTTCATTTTCTTTATTTATACCACTAATTTTAATATAGATACCTTCATTTTGCCCAACTGCCGCATTTAATGTAAATTCATCCTCAAAATTGACTCATCTATCTTGTTTTGTTAAAGAGCCAAAAGAAATAACCCGATTCCCTATTACTACCTGTATTTCTGCAGAAGCGCTATTAGCCATTTTTAAATCAAAAGATAATTTTAACTTATCATTTACTTCTAATTTTTCTAGTATTGGACAAAATTCTGCGCTCTTCTTTCCAATAGAAACTTCAGTATCTATTGGAGTAAGAATTACATAATTTGCTCCTTTTTCCGCACTTCCATTTTTTATATCTCAAATATTTTCAGATAAAATGATTTCATCTCCACTAATAGCGGTATATTTGTTTTCTTCTTCAGTAATTCCATATTCAAAATTTCCATTACCAAAATAATTTTTATCAATATAATGATTTAAATATTGATTAACGGCCTGTGAACAATAAGTGAGATAATCTTCTGCGCTATATGCTTTAGCAATACGATCAATATAATATTCTTCAAATAAATGGTGATCTTCATGCACATCATCTACTCTATCAATTTCTGCCGCAGATTCAAATAAATGTTCTAACACGTCTGCGCCATTAAAACTAGCAGGTCTAACTACATAAATTGAAAATGGTGAATATTCTTGCGATTCTTCATCACTAAATTCATCTCTGCATTCAGGATCTCAATATAGTTTAGGACTATATCCATTATCAAAATAAGAACTTAATTTTCTATATCCTTTTTCATCATAAATAAAATGAAATGGATAATTAATTAAATCGTCATGAACAGCCTTCCATCTATCAAAAATAAGTGAGTTTTTGTATTTTTTTATTTTTTCATAATCATCAACTTTGTAGTAAAGATATTCAACAGGACGTTTATAAAAATTCACGAAATTAACGTATGGAATTGAGTCTTTATAACTACTATTATTCTTAATTAAATAATAGTCTTCTGCTCCGACAAATTGTGTTAAATTATTATCACTTGATTCAATGTCTTTAATTAAACTAAAAGTAGTATTAACAGAACCTTCTACTGCATAATTTAAATGAATATTATTACTTGGATAAAAATTTACATTATCAGTATTATGTAAATAAATACCATAAATAGTTCCTACATCATCTGCAAAATAATTTCCAGTAGAACCGATAATAACTTCCACTTTTTTTGAACCATCTGTGATATTATCTGGCGACCAAGTTATAATATTAGTATCTTTTTGAACACTTCTGCCTCCACTTTCATCAAAAACAAATACCACTGCGGTGCCTGGTAATAAATCCATAAGTCGAATAATATTAGTGCCATAAACAGTTCCATCTTTTTCTAATAAATTAGAAGAGTAACTACTATAAATAGGCTTTCCATTTGCGTCTTCTCCTATTTTTGAAAATTCTATAGAAAAAAATGTATCTTCTTGTCATTGTAAAAATGGATTTAAATCAGTTTCTAATGTAGAAGTATCAGTTATAATATCATATTTTATTAAATTTTTATAATTAATATCTGCGCATTCATAAGCAGTAGAATTAAACGTATGTAACATACGTCCAACCGTAGTATTTGGCGAAAGAGACGTATCCATTAATCTTACTAAATAATTCCCTTCTCCTGGAGATTTAAATAACTTAACATGACCATCATTTAATCATTCTAATACTTCCATTTTGAATAAACGTTCAGACATGAAGTTTTGATCTAATAGGTCTGTGTGTTTATATAAATCTGGATTAACAAATTTATCTTTTAATGAATCATGTCTATGATTGCGCAAATCCTCTTTTCCAATTTCATCATAAGTTAAGAAAAATTCGTTTTCATCCATTTGCATTGAGATCAAACCTGAAACAGGAAAAGTTTTATAGCCAATTTTTGCATTTCTATAAAAGAAAGGATATTTACTTCCTATGGTATCATTTCTTGATTCAGAAACTTGAAGTTTAAAACTACTTACTTGCGGATTGAATCTAATTTTTAATTGTCTTTTACCATCATATAAAAACATATCTTCAAATTCTATATGAACAGAATTTGATTTCTTTTTTTCTGAATATACTTCATAATTATTAAATTGTTGAATCGCATAGGTATAAGTTTTCCCATGCTCGACAGTAAAATCTCTAAAAATATTTTTTGTAGGATGTTCATAATTAAGCTTAAAACGAGTTAATTCTTCTCAGTTCCCAGGATCTAAAGAATCTTCTCTTACTAAAATAAATTTACCATAAGAAATTTCTTGAATACCATCAATTTGTTTTCCTATTAGAGATATATCTACATATCCATCTTCAGAATTTTCAGTGGCAACAATTTTCCCTTTAAAATCCATTGGAATAAGTTTTCTTTGCATTATTTTATATGCAGGACTAGAAAATTCAAGTCCATTAATTGTTTTAACATGGTAGATTATTGTACAAATTTCATTTTTTGGTAAATCTTTTTCATATATAATATCATTTATAGAAACATAACCATTATCTTGATACTGATAAGAACTTATTCCCTCTTCAGACTTAAAAATAATATTATCTAAAGAATCTTTTATTTCAAAGTAACTCGAATAAACTTTTTCATTTATATCATTTGGACAAGAATATTTTCCAGTAAAAAAGTTTACATTTGAATTAACGCTATCTTCTGTTAATTGCTCAATTTCAACTGTTGGTTTTGCCGTACATTTTATTACTCCAACAGTTGAATAATATCCCACTGTATTGTCTTTGACAAATGCTAATTGCACTTTATAATAAGTTCCAATCTTGAATTCAACCGCGCCGTTATTATTAATATATGTTTTTGTTTTTTCATCTCATACAGCATTTTTAAAATTTCATATTTTTATTTCCGCAACTTGTTCAGCTTTATTTGGCGTACAAACGATTTCACCAAGATTTACATCATTTTGCACCGTCTTGATTTTTGCTCTTATACCATCAATATCATGCGGATTAACTGCTCGATTATAAGAAAAAGGGATGCGAATAATTCCGCATCCCTCAAAAATGTTTCCTCGGCTATCAGATTCTGAACCTAAATAAAATGCGGGTAAAGTTCCCGCCAAAACTGGCGGATATAATTTTATTCCCATACATTTTACCTCCTCTTACTCTTGTTCCTCTGTTACCTGTGAATTAGATGCTTCTTTCCTAATGACATCTTGTAATGCCTGCAAACAATTACTCATTGTAATTGTGTCATTGCCTTTAGTATTAATAGACATAAGAGCTTCTAAAATACTTTGAAGCATTTTAATTGAATTTTCACTCATTCTCCTCTTCCTCCTAATCTATGATTCACTTTCTTCTTTTTCTTCAAAAGAAAGAACTCCATCTGCGCTAACTGCGACTGATAAAGAGCCACCGTTAACAATTATTGTATCTCCTTCTATAATTGTGTCTCCGCCTGTTAATGCAGCTATAGTTTTTTTCAAAGCTGCAGTTTCTGTAACTAAAGTATCAACCATAGTAGTCATTTTACCAAGAGTGTCAATATTATATTTAGAGTTTGCACCATATATCTCTAAATCACTATTTAAACGACCTTCTTTAAATATACCATTTATTTGACTACAGCGAAGCACACCCAATGAATTAATAGTGAAATTTCCATTAAAATTAATTTCACCATTTTTTAAGTCAAACGTATTTGTTTTGATAGTATTGCCACTAATAGTTTTATTTTGTAAATAAAAATTATCTTTATCAAAAACGAAACTATTTTGGCCATCTGTAACGGTCATAAATGGCGCAGTTACACCATTTTTTGGATAATATCATAATCCCATTTCAACTGTAGAATTATTTCCAGAGAAATTAATTGTAGAACCAGTTCCATTGTCACCAGCATTTTTTCTTGCTTTTTGAGAAACACGTCCTATTAAATTAAAATCTCCTCTTGAAACAACACTACCATCAGTTAAATCTACATATAATCCAGTGCTTGGATCACCACTTTTGATAATACCGCCATTACTATTTCATTGTATTCTACCACCATTATTTTGAACGATATTACCTTTAGTATCTATATCACTTTCTCGTCCTAAGAAAGCAGTACCGTCACTATTAAATCCATAAGATGGAACACCTTGCTGATATCCAAATAATCCAGAAGATGTCGCACTATTATTATTGGCCACACTTCCCATTACAACGCCAGTAAATGCATTATTAGCATTAGTTGTTCCAGAAGTCATCACTGATTCAACTACTGCAGTATTATTAGTAAGCGTTGATGGTGCGGTAATTGTTCTATTATCAATTAAAGCAACTTGATATCTATTTTTTAATGCAACCAATGGGAAAGTATAAACTAATTCTTTTTCTCGTTCAAATACAACTCCAGAACTCTTTTTATTTGGGTCATAAATAGTTTTGGGTTTAATTTGTTTATCATTTTCAAAACTTACATAATCATTAAAATTAGTATCATTAAATTTAAATTTTCCATTTATTTCTCTATTATTGTTATAATTTACTAATTTAAATGTTTCACAATATTTTGGACTTGCGCCAGCCAAATTATAAACAATAAATTCAGAACCAACTAAATAATGCTGTTTATAAGTTGTTGTTTTTTTATCTTTATCTGTAACTTTATATACTTTTCTAAAATGAAGTGGAAATAATTGAATAAGATCTCCAGTATCAGTTGGATATTTAGCTTGTAAAACAATATTGGAAAAATCTGTTATTGATAATGTTTTATTGTTTTTATCTTTTCAAACAGGCCTAACTGCAACTCTATCATAACAACTTTTATTTTGATGAGCAACAAACTTTAAATTATCTCTTTTATCATATCCGGCATAATAGCCCTGTTCTGATTTACCTGTTCATAATTTAATTATATCATTTTTTTGTTCACTTGTCAAGTTAATTTCATTATTATCAGGCCCATATACACTAAAAATAATTTCTTGATATTTATTTTCATCATCTTTGGTTTCTATCAAAGTTAATGCGACATCTTGTTTAGTGTCGTCAATAACTTTAAAATTTTCATCTACTAAACTGCCAAAGCGTATAACAAAATTATAATCAGAAGCTATTAGAGATTGTTGCCCAAACACAAATTTCAAAGTAGCCTCTGATATTTGATTATCTTTTTTTATTATATAGCATTTAACTGTATTATTAGAAATATTGCTATTATAGAAAGGTCTAATGTAATATTTTTGCGTCTTTAAAAGATCTATATATTTGACAAATGCCACTGTATACATATATTCAAACAATTCTTTTTCTTTACTGGCAATTTTATTACTTAAATCTTTTAATTTAGCATTTGATTCTTCCAATTGTTTTACGTATGATGGAGATTCAATTTTTATTAAATCGCCATTTTTACTGAAGGTTAATTTCGCGCCATCAATTGCCTTATCAGCGTCCATTGCACCAGTCACTTCATCAAAATGATATCAATCTTTAACTTTCTTATATTCGATATACTGCCAACCAATTTGCATAGCGCCATCAGCATTAAAGTAGAATCAGCTAGTTCCTTTAGATCAACCTAACTGTTGCCAACCAGTCAGCATGTAACCACTATTATTAAAATAAAATCAATTAGTACCTTTAGATCATTTTAATTCATGCCAACCTTTTTGCATTGCGCCATTAACATCAAAATAATGTCAATGATAAACACCATTTCATGCTACTTTTTTCCAACCAGTTTGCATGACACCATTTTCATCAAAATAGAATCAACTTTTTTTATTAGATTTTTCAAGCTCTTTTCAGCCAGTTATCATTCTTCCTGCGCTGTCAAAATAAAATCAATTAGTGCCTTTACTTCATTTTATATAATGTCAACCAATAACATTAGCCTTATTTTTTACATAATACCAAGAGCCACTTTGTTTTTTTCACTCTCCACCAGAAGTTACTTTTGGAGTATTTGTATTAGACCCTGATCCACTAGTATTTGTAACATCTGGAATAACCTTTTTTCCAGCAACAGTATTTATGCTAGCGAATTTAATTCCTTCAGCAGCTACGCGCTTTTGTAACTCTTGATTCTTTTTATATTCTTCAGCTTCTTGTGCTTTTAATTTTTCTTTTTCTTCTACAATTTTTTTAGCAGTTTCATCATAATCAATAGCAGTACCGTCAATTCCAACATTTCCATTAATCGCATCTCCTTCAAAGGTGTAATTTCTTTGAACGAAATAAAAATCATTAAAAGATTCGTTCGGCCCTAAAAAATAACTGGAGTCAACAGTTTTTTCTCCTTTTCTAGCTTTACTATCTAATAAAACTTTATTTAATTCATCTAATGTAAGAATTTTTCCAAATTTATTAGGTTCTTTTTCTGTGCCGCCAATAGTACCATCAAAATTAAGCATTGAATTATTTTTTGGTAACTTTCAAATAATAATATCTTTAATGTCAACTAAATCTCTTTTATTATCCATAAAAGATATTGTCATTGATCTTGTTTTTGCGGCTTCTCCTCTATCTACGAGTAGAGAATCATCAGTACTATAAATATAATAACTTCCACCATTACCATCATTTGGAATAATAGTGAAATTTTTTTCTTTTTCTGCTAAATAAGCATAAGAAACATTTTTAAAATATAATGGCTCTGTAATTTTTACTTTATATCGTGGACTATCTACTTTTATTTTTCCTTCTTTATCAATAAGTCCATACTCAATGATTGCTTTTACTGCATCTTGCTGTGGGGCAGTTTTTGGGACAAAACCTGCTAAGGTAAATTTATCTGTTGCGCTTTCAATATATTCTCAATTTTGCCCGCCTAAAAGCAATGCATATTCTAAATTATTTCTTTTTTCTTCAGTCCAACGATCTTTTTCATTTTGAATGTTTTTTGCTGTTTCTAAACCAGCATTAGTAAGTATAGAATATGGAAGACCATTAGGAAATGTTCTTATAGTAAAAGCCCCTTCTCCTAATGGCTCTACTAAATTCATATAATATTCATTTAATTGTTTAGCATATATTGCACTATCTTCATCATTAATATTTGGATTAACAGACATGATATTTATATATTTATCATAAAATTCCAAATATTCTGCAATATAATTATCTAAATCTGTATAGTAAGCATATTGCTTGTCAAAATCATTTAATTGATCTTCAATAGTCTTAGTTGATGCACGATACCAATAAATTTTATAAGCGTCTAATCCAATAGCTTCTTTGAAGCTGGACATATCATTAATATCAAAATATTTAGAATTTTCTTTATCGGTGAATTGTCACTTTAAATTAATTGTCTTTTGGTTTTCACTTTCAGATTCCATTGGATCATAAAATAAGCCATTGTTACAAATTAATTTAACATCATCTACTTCACTTAATGCAGATTTGTCTTTACCAAATTTTATAGAAATATTCTTTATTTCAATAGTGCCATTTTGAATTTGCTCATCAGTAATATCTGAGTCAACTGATCCAAAAGTTCCATCTTGATAGGCCCAAGCCCGCATACTAAGAATGGTATTATTTAAATCTAGCTCATATAATGCGGCTTGTGGAAAAAATGATACAAAATTATAAACATCGCCAATCATTTCATCTTTTGCGGATAATGGATAAAGTTTTGTATAAACATTACCTTCTTTTTCATTTTTATACTCAATCTCAACCATTATGCCATAATCGCCTTTTATTATTCCTAAGTTAGTTAAAGGTGCTTTAAAATCAGCGCTAATTCCAATATACTTATTACCCTGAACTGAAACATCGCCATTTGTTACTTCATTTAATGCGATGTCTTTTTTTCTACTCTTATCTGGATTATCATCTTCTATTGCTACTTCTGGATCATTTAGATTTAAGGTAATATTTTCTTGATTTTTTACCAAATCTTCATTTGAAAGCTGGCATCTTGAAAGAGGAGATTCTAATAAAGTTGCATCTGTTTCAGTTGATATACATCTATCTATGATGACTTTTTCTTTGCTGAAATCTCCATCTTCAATGAAGACTAAAACTTGTAATCCTTTAATTAATTCTGTATTACTGCAGGTTGCTATGTATCTAGCGGAACCATTATTCACCGCATAACGGCCATGGCTATGATCAGAAGCATCAACAATAATAGCCTTTTCAACCCTATTTCGGTTTTTGCTGTCATTACTTTTACTAATCATATCAACAACATCAAAAAGCCTTGTGGTCATTTCTTCTGCTGATAACGGCATATCAACCCTCCTCCTTTTTCTCTATCTTATAATAATAAATTTCTAAATTTCAATATTACCAGTAATTGACCAAAAAAAATAATAGGAGATTTTACTCTCCTATTATTTTCTATTTATATATTGACTTGCAGAATTAATTAAATTATCTAAAGCTAATTCAATTTCATTATGATCTGATACATTAGGGAATGTTGCATCAATATGGACTTGCTGCTCTAGCGTATCTGCAGAACCAACGTTATTTAAAGAATTATAATTAAACATATTTCGTGTCAATCCATTAATTGGAGTTTGCATTGAACGAATAACATTAACTGCATCAAGCATATTCTTAGTATCTTCTTTATTAAGAACCAATTCTTTTTCATGAAGAACCGCAAGTTTGCCTTCAGATGAATGCCAATCACCAGTATACATACCAGTTGCTCCACTGGTAATCTTATCTCCATCATCACTTCAAGTGCCATTGCTATTTCTTCTTTCTCAACTTCAATCTGATTCTGGTTTAGGAGTATTTTTTAAACCATTAAAAAAGTTATCTCAATTATTTTTTAAGTTTCCTAAAGCATTTGCAACTCCATTCATTGAATTAGATAATCCATCTAATGTTCCATTAATATTTTCAACTGCTGTAGATACTGATTGATCTAAAAGAGAAAGTTCTGTCTCTGTATCTGCACGTTCTTTTTTTGCTGTAGTTGTCAAATCCCCTAATTTTCCAATTAATTTATCTATAGATTTCATACTTTCTTCATCTGAAGCTCTATTTTTAGCCCATTCTTGTAAATATTGAGTTGTAAATTTTGACACTTCTTTAAATCCGTCTGCGTATGATGTTACCATTTGTTTTCCTAAATTTGCGATATCTTTTGTCGTATTTTCACTATCTTTTTGAATCGCAGCCATTGCTAAATTATATCCTTCTTTAAAGGCTTTTGTGCTAGTTCCAGCAGCATTAAAAGTAATTTCTGTATTTTTAACAAAACTTTCATGAGCAGCGTTAACCGCTTTTACAGCATTTTCAGAAGCTGTTTTCCAGTTATTTACAAATTGGTTAAGATTTTCATATCCAGGCATAATTTTATTTAAAATCGTCCCTTGTCAAGAATCTACAAATTGATTAAAATTATCTAACTTTATACCTAGAACTCTTTGCATATCCATTAAATCATCGTTTCTAAGTTTTCCCTCTCATTTATAGGCAACATCAAATTGATTTAAATAATACGCGATATATTGATCATATTCAGATTCTAATGCGATTAAAGCTTGAGCTCTTCCTGCTTCATTATCTTTAAAAGTTTCTTCAATTTCTCTAACACGTTGAGAATATTCGTTTATTTTTTTAAGCATAGATCCTTCAAGATCTCGCACTCCAGTACGTTCAAAATCTCTTGTTTCATAATATGCATTATCTAAATTTTGTTGCGCTTGATTAACAGCATCTTGATCTGCCGTATAGGTATAACTAAATCCACCTTCATTATCACGAGTCATTCTTACAGCGGTTTTTGCATTTCTAGCAGCAAGTAATTCATCTTCAGCTTTTAATAAAGCAACTCTTTTCTCAATAATCCCAGCTTCATATTCGGAAATATTTACACCATCTTGAAGTTTTTCTGTAATATCTTCAAGCAATTCTCGACCTTTGCCTTTTATTAATTGATTATTTGTTTGCGCGATATTTTTTTGAAGATCACTCATTGCTTTATTTAATTCATGATATTTTTTATAATCAGGTAAATATAATTCACTTAATTCTTTTTGTCTTTCAAATTGATCCTCATATCAATCAAGACCCAAATTACCAAAAGCATTTTTATAATCTTCTTCCATATGATCTAATGCTTCTGCCCATGTGTCTTCAACTTTTTGAAGAGCGTCTTGAACAGCTTCAGCATAATTTTCCATCATTTCTTGCATTTTAGAATCAGCTTCTTGTACACGTTTTGTAAATAATTCAATTGCTTGAGTATTTCCAGCAGCTACAGCTTCATCTAATAAAGCTTTATTTGCATCTAATGCAATTAAAGCCTCTTGGTATTCAATTCTTGCTGCGCGAATCCTATTTTGAGCATTAGATATTAAATTTTGATTTAATCTATCAAGATCTTTATTAGAAATATTAAGAATATTTTTCCCTGTTAAAGAAACGACATCTTTTAATGATTGTAAACTTTTTTCAAATTTATCAAAATTTCCAACTTTATAACTGAGATTATCTCAAGCATTTTCTCATGCTTTGTCTCAAATTTCTAATACATCATCAAGTCCTTGCTTTATTTCATCATTAGCATCACGAATTGTCTGCATCATTTCTTGAACATATTCTACTTCTGCTTGAGTTAAAGGTGATTTCATAAGTTGTTTGTATTCTTTATCTACATCAAATCCTCCTTCTGATAGATCTAATGTAATTCCATGATTTTTTGCAACTTTTTCAATCCCACTACGAGCTGATTCTAAACTATTTGCTCAAAGCTCGGTTTGATCTGTAACATTTGCTACTTTATCAGCAACACTGTCAAGATCATCACCCATATATTTAAGAGATCATTCAAGAATTTTCCTGCTTTCATCATTTAATTTTAAGTCAACTTCAACTTCGACTTTAACCTTTTCAAGTTTTAAATCATAAAGCTTCCATTGATCGTCAATTAATTTTTCCATTTGCTCTTGAACAGTATTATAAGTATCTTCATACTGTTTAAGAATCTTTTTACGTTCTTCAAATTTTTCTTTATCAAGATTAAATGCTTCTTCTTGAGCTTTTAATTCATCCTCAGAAATTTCTCCATTTTCATAACGGCCTTTTGCATCATTAAATGCGTCAACTGCTTTATTCTGAGCATCAACGATATTTTGAAGAACTTCTTCATAATTAGTTAATAGTCATTCTC